ATAGTATTATTAGTATATTCTTGCTTCTTTTGTTCTAATTCTTTTATAAAATTGTTTTCATCTATTTCTTTTTTCTAATTTAGTTCTTCCCTAAGTTCACAGACTTGTTTCCATCGTAAGGCTTCTAATTTTTTATTTCTATTACATAATAATACTATAGTAATTATTTCAATAATAATAAAGCCTATTCCTAAATATAAAAAAATCATATGATATAACTCCTTTATAAAGCTCCTTCCGCTTTACAATTTTATTATACCATATGATTTCTAAAAAATCAAATTTCATTTTGAGTAATTTTTATTAAACTCATTAAACATAATTTTGATGTAGGCATACTCATTATCTATTTTTCCATTTTTACGTCCAAGCTATTCAAGAAGATTTTCATACTTCCCATAAGCATCAAAAACGTGGTTGTATCCCTCCAAAGTAGCAGACTAACCATCATCATATCGTAAAGAATTGGCAAAAGAAATGATTTCCCATCGCAATCTGTCAATTTCGTTAGTATCAATTTTCTCATTCATATATTCTATTGTTTTAGTTTGTTCCGCATTGATAAGCATTACATCAGCTAATTGTTTATCTACATTATTCAAGTGCGTATTTATAGCATTGAAAGATGTTTCAATTTTTGTATTATTAGCATCAATAATTTTTTTGACCGTGCGCTAAGCCTCGTCTCTTTTCTCATTTGCTATTGCGCGAGCCATCTCTCTTATTTCTTCATCACGCAATTTACGTTTTTTCTCTTTACGCTTCTTGCCCCAATTAGTCATAGGAGAAAAAATTTTATATATTGCTGTAAGTGCTCCCGCGATAGCACCAATAGTAATTATCCAATTTGAGATTGCAGAAATTATGTCACTCGGCATTTTTTCTCACCTCGCCAAATAAAAGTAGAGTTTTTATGCTACGGTTTCTACATTTTAGTTGCGCTTATAGGGATTATTTTGGTCATTATGCCATTTTGACTTTGCAAGATATTTATCTTGGAATATATCTTGCGCGGACTGTATACTTTCTAAATCACAATATGGTATAATATATAAAGGTAGTCCGCGCGCGAGACAGGCAGAAATTTTTATGCGGTCGTGCTCTTGATAACGAGTGAAGTCTGTATGTGTTGGCTGAAACATCTTTACTTGGACATAGTGCTGTTGACCTTGTACTTCAATCAACGATTGGAGTTCTCCATTAGAGTATATCCCGAAATCATAGCGCAAAGCTTGTTTGCGACGCACTCCCTCAATAGAGACTTCGCGGGCAAACTTATAGCCTGCCCGCGAAAGAAGAGAAGCAATATAATCTTCGCCTTTACTCACATCAACTGGTCAATGGCGCATTCTTTATAAGACTTATCACCATCGGGCCTCCATTCAATAATTTTCCCGTGGCGCAATGCGAGAGTATCTTTCATAATCTCCATCGCCGCAATTTTTACAATGTGGTATCTATATGTTTCAGGACTTTCACTAATTCCCTTTTTTACCTCATCGGGAATACCGCTAATCCAACCAACAGGATAGACTTTATCTCCATCCATAACAGCAATCTCAACTGCGCTTGCCCATCCATAGAACCAAGCTTTAGTGACTGGCTCAATAGTTGCACCATGCTCATAGTCGTTGTAATAGCACCCAAGCATCTTTTCATTGGTTTTGAAGTTCCACCAATACTGCCACTCATAAGGATAATCTCCTTTATATACCTTTGTAGCAGGCTTCCAACGACCAGTAAGGAAACAGTCAATGGGATTGTCAAGTTCCTTCTTTATTTTCAAAGTCTTGCGTGCGGTACGCTTACCTGGCTCTGCGTGAGAGTTGGATTTAGTAATTACAATGCCTTCTCCATCAAGCATACGCACACGCATAAGTTCATCCCAAAGAGCCTGGCCATAATAATACTTGGCTATTTCAATAAATTTGTTGTCTGCACGCGCCACACATTCAGATACATAACCAAGCTGAGAAAAACGTGTTTCTGCGGTCACGCTAAGTAGAGAAGCACCAGCCCACGCCCATACATCAAATACATAGTAGTGAAGTTTCTTTCCCTTCTCTTGACGCTCGCGCGCCTTTTCAGGCAAGCATCCCATTATAGTGGTCACGTGGCGTGAACCTTCATTATTCGGAAAATAAATTTCTCCTAAAAGACATGTCCCACGCGGAAGTGCATCAAAGAAAGAATGAAGATGGGGAACCCAGTCAATCTTATCCAAAAATCCACCATTCACACTTTCACTACGTCCCTGGAGGACCATATTACCGTTCATATCCTTTATAAAACGATAATAGGCGCCATCCATTTTGCGCGAACCAATATATGCGTTAGACATAATCATAGCATAAATTTCATCCTGCTTATTCTTTTTGTAGCCCGAAGGCCACTGCCAATAACGCTCAGCAGGCAAACCCTGGAAATCTACGCCATCAATAATCATACTCATAAGTACAATCCTCCTTATTTTCTATACTTATTATACTCCAACTTGTCAAAATTTTCAAATTTCCAACTCACCAAAAAGTTATAGGGTCTACAATAAAATCCCTACTTATAAAAGAGGGGATAGATATGAACCTCAAATTTATCGCGGCTATCGCTGCACGAAATCGAATCCGACTAATACAATCGCTTTTAGGAGGTCTCATCCCTAAAGGCAAATGAGGAGGGCTACTATGAATGGTTATGTGCTTACAGAATCTTTCAAGCGGGCAAATATCTCTGATGCTGTGTATTATGCAATGACAGATGCAGACAAAGATACACTCGCTAAGCAAGAGAACACCTCCTTCGGTGACAAGGTATATATCATTACAACCGGCGAAACCTTTATTATGGGTAACGACGGACAATGGTATCCGATGTGAGGTGAGGCAGTTTGGATATTCTCACCTATGCAATTGTAAAGAAATATGTAAATGAGTGTCTGGTAGGTATGGGCGCACTCAAAGGCGCCCCGTGCACAGTAAAGGCTACAGAAGTAACTGATGCTGGGCTAAAAGTAATTTTTGAATGGAAGGATAGTAATGGAACATCCCATACAACCGAAACCATTATACCTGCTGGTCCCCAAGGTGAACAAGGCGTGCCTGGCGCGCAAGGTGCATCTGGGCGTGGAATACTAACTATTGAAAAGACTGATACGTAGGGTCTTGTCGATACGTATACCGTGACTTATGATGACGGCACATATACTACTTTCCAAATCAAAAATGGCGAGAATGGTGGGCTCTCAACTGATGGGGGGACTATGACTGGTCCCCTCATTCTTTCTGGCGACCCAACACTGCCCAACGAAGCCGTCACAAAAAACTACGTTGATACAAAATTAGTTTCATTAGCAAAAGATGCTAATTTTGTATATCACAGCGAAGTCCCACAAAAAGTATGGAGTGTCTTACATAATTTAGGAAAGTATTGCTCTATTATCGTAGTTGATGATAATAAGAACGTAATTTATCCTGATATAACTTATGTAAGTGAAAACGAAATACAGGTGAGTGCTACCTCGGAACTTACGGGGTATGCATTTTGTAATTGAATAAGGAGGTATAATTGAATGGCAAAGTTTGTAACTAACCTTGACCTCAATTTCAATGAACTTCAAAATGCCGTGCTCAATCCGGTGGCGGAAGACCCCGGTACTCTCAAAGAGGGTATGGTGTGGTATAATACCGCCGCAAAAGAGTTCAGATGCTACAAAGATGGTAAAGTAAAGCCTCTTGGCGCGCAGGCGCAGTTTACTCAAGTCAATTCTATTGACGAGCTTCCAAGTAATGCTCAGCAAGGCGATATGGGCGTTGTTGTTTCTGCGATTGACGGTGCCGAAGGTTCCAAGAAGTCCTACACCGCTTATGTTTATGATGAAGGCGCCTGGAAAGCTATGGATGGTAATTACGATGCCGGTAATGTGTACTTTGGCAAGGATATTACCTATACTGTTGGCATTGGCACACTTGCTAAGCCGTCTGGTTCTGCTACTTTCAACGCCAAAGGTAAGAGCTTAGAGCAGGTTCTATCCAGTCTTATGGCAAAAGAAGCCAATCCTTCTAAAGTTGAACCTGCGGTGAGCTTCAGTTCAGGTAGTAATCCTGGAACATATGAGGTCGGTACTAAGAAGAACCTTTCTTATAGCGTTGCTCTCAGTGCTGGTTCTTACACTTATGGCCCTCCGACTGGCATTACTGCTCAGTCTTGGAGTGTCGTTTGTGATGGTGTAACTAAGACAACAGCTACTGGAACCTTTGAGAATGTTGTGGCTGAAGCTACTGCGAAGAAGATAGTTGCGACGGCTGAATACGGCGATGGCGCAATCCCTGTGACTAACCTTGGCAATGAGTATCCTGCTGGAAAGATTGTTGCTGGTAGTAAACAAGCCAATTCTGGCGAATACAAAGGCGTCCGCTATATATTCTGGGGCCCGATGGCTGATGCTGGTATGGCACTCAATTCTGCGAACATTCGCGCGCTTGCCCACAATAAGGCTAGTGGAACTGGCGTACTTGCCACTTTTGGTGCTGGCGCCGGTGCGAAAAAGGTTGTCGTTGCTGTTCCTGCGGGACGTAAGATTACGAAAGTACTTATGCCCAGCGCCCTCAATGCTGATGTCACCTCCCTCTTTGTAAAGCAGGGAGCTCAGTCTCAAGTTGAAGGCGCAAATGCTTATACGGCGACTGCCTATGATGTATATGTATATCAGCCTGCGTCTATTGATGCTGGCGAGACCTATTCGGTCACAATCGGTTGATAAGGAGGGAAAAAGAATATGGCTGTTATTATGAATGATGCCGCATATATGGGCTTTCCTCTGAGTATCAAGCGTGGCAACCCTGCCCCTGTTGATACTACTGCCGTTTGGTATGATAAAACTGAACTTGAAAATTATGCGAAGTCCGGTGCGACTGCGTATGTTGGCCAAGTACTTACTCTCGTTGCGGGTGGCAAGTGCGAAGCTTATATGATTTCTAATGAGGCTGGAACTCTTATCAAGTTGGCCTCTACCACTGCTTCTGGCGATTTGGCCAGTGATGTTGCGACCCTTCAAACTCAGGTTGCCGGTCTTATTGAGAAGGTTGGCGCACCCGCGCAAGGTGAGATAGAAGCTTCTGGATTATTTGCGCAAATTGGCGTCATTCAAGCACTTGCTAATAGTAAGGTTGGTTCTGTTAGTGCGGGTGATGGAATTGAAGTTAGCGGTGAAGCTACTGCTCCTTCTGTTGCTGTAAAGCTTGACCCCACTGAGGGTAATGCTCTCTCTATTGTTGAGGGTAAGGGTCTTCGTGTAGAAGTTCCTAAGGTTGTCCATCCTGAATACACTGTTGAGAAGCTTGGTTCTGCGTCTGAGGGTGCGGTTGCTTCTTATGCGCTCAAGAAGGACGGAACCCAGGTTGGCGCGACAATCGACATCCCCAAAGACCTTGTCGTCGTAAGTGGTTCTGTTGTTGAGCTCAAGGCTGGCGCGCTCCCTGCGGGTGTGACTGAGCCTGGCACATATATTGAACTCATTCTCTCTGGTGGCAATCCGATTTATATTCCTGTTGGTTCTCTTATCGAGTATGTCACTGGCGGTTCTGGAGAGAATGATGCTATCCAGATCAATGTTGATAGCAATACTCATAAAGTTACTGCTTCTGTAAAGACTGGTTCTCTTACCAAAGCGATGCTTGCTACCGAAGTGCAGACTTCTCTCGGCAAGGCCGATAGTGCTGTGCAGAGTGTGGCAACTGGTACTAAAAATGGTAGTATCAGTGTTGATGGTGCCGATGTTGCGGTCAAGGGTCTTGCGTCTGGTGCATTTGAGACTGTCGAAAATCTCAATGCTACTGCGCAGTCTAAGGCCGAAACCGAAGCCGGTAAGGTAAAGACTGAATTACTTGGTAGTGAGGCTGATGATGCCACCAAGAAAACAATCTATGGCGCCATCGCTATTGCGAACGCCGCGAAAGCTGATGCTATTGCTGATGCGAAAGCTAAGATTGAAGCTCTTGACGTTGACGATACCGCTGTTGCTGGCAAGTTTGTTACTGCGGTAAGTGAAGCTGATGGTAAGATTGATGTTTCTCGCGCGGCTCTTGCCGAAAGTGATATTCCTGCGCTTGGAATTGCAAAGATTACCAACCTCCAGGATACTCTTGATAGCAAGCAGGCTAATCTCACATTCGATGGCACTTATGGTGCTGATAATGCTGTCGCTACTGTTAGCACAGTTGAGAATGCGAAGTCTGCTGTGGTTGGCGTGGCCGCGGATACTTCTGCTAAGGACACCGTAAAGGGTGCAAAGAAGTATGCTGATGAGGTTTCTGGCCAGGCTCTCGCTGATGCCAAGGCTTATGCTGATGGACTTGTTACTGGTGATAGTGGTGTTACCGCGCGCGTCGAAGCTCTTGAGGGCAAGGTTGACGTTGCGAAGGTTTCTACGGCTATTGCTACTGCGAAGGGAGAAGCTATTGCTGATGCTAAGACTGAGACGACCTCTCAGGTTAGCGCCGCAAAAGAAGCTGTCCTTGGTGAAGCGGGCTATACTCACACTGTAAAGGACGCCTATGAGCTTGCTTCTGGCAAGACTACTATGGCTGAGGTTGAAGCCAAGAACTATGCTACTAAGGCTCAGGCTCAGGGTTATGCCGATGCGAAGGATGCTGCCATTGCTGCCGCGAAGAAAGCTGGCGATGATGCTGCGGCCGCCGCACAAACCGCTCAAGAGACTGCTGATGCTAAGGTTGCTTCCGTAAAGGCTACTGCTGACCTTGGTATCGTGGTTGCTGGCACTGCCACTGCGCCTACGATTGGTGTAAAGGTTGACCCCGTTACTGGTAATGCGCTTAGCGTATCTGCTACTGGCTTGAAGGTCACCATTCCTACGGCTGACACTTATGGTTTAGTGAAGGATGAAACTGCTGGCGATTACGCCGCGGTGTATCATCTCACTAAGAATGGCGCTAACTTCGGCGATGCTATCAATATTCCGAAGGATATGGTGGTATCTTCTGGTACTGTTGAGACTAATCCGACTGGCAAGCCTGCGGGCACTTATCTTGTTCTTGTTCTTGCGAATGCTACAAGCGATAAGATTTACATCCCTGTTGATAGTCTGATTGAGTATGTAACCAGTGGTTCTAAGACCGGCGATATGGTTGTCGTCGATGTGTCTGCTGACCATAAGGTTACTGCGACTATTACCGATGGTAAGATTACTCTTGCTAAACTCGATAGTGGCGTGTAGGCTTCTCTTGGAAAAGCTGATAGTGCTCTTCAGGCGGGCGATGCGCCGGGCTATGATGATATTCTTACCAAGACCGAAGCTAGCACAACTTATGTTGCTCAGGAAGCTAATAAGCGTCTGATGACTTCTGCCGAGGGCACCAAGCTCGAAGGTATTGAAGCTCAGGCGACAAAGAACTCCATCAAGCTCAATGGTGTGGCTAATGCCAATCCTGAGTTCTATGCGCCGACCACTGCGGGCACCGAGGGTCAGGTTCTTATGGCTAGTGGCACTGGCGCCCCGACTTGGAGCGCGATGCCCAAGAGCTTCATCAAGTTCGTTCAGAAGAACCCTGCTCTTACTCCTTCTGGTGGTAAGGCTACTTGGACGATTGGTGCGTCTGCGCACGGTATTGTTGCGGAAGATATTATGGTTCAACTTTTTGAGGTTACTACTGGCGAGCAAGTGTTTGCGGACGTTGTAGTGGGTGCGGATAAGAGTGTGAAGATTTCTATGAACGCTTCGGCTTCTGTCGTAGCGAATACATATAAGGCCGTCCTATTCGGCTAAGTTGTTTAGTAAGCCCAATAGGGAAATACCCTATTGGGCTTTTTTGAGTTTGAAAATTTGATTTTTTAGACAAAGTATGGTATAATAAATAATGTAAGGTGAGAGCCTATTTTATATAGATGGTATAAATTTATACTGTCCGCGCGGAGTGGATGGTATAACTTTTTATAGATAGAAGGAAACTCGAATTGTGTTTCACGGAGGCGATACAATGCTTACAATCGACAAAGACAACACAATCCATCTGACCCGTGGTGACACCGCGCGCTTCCGCATTACTCAAGCAACTAACCTCGCCACGGGAGAACCCTATGTCTTCTTACCCGAAGACAAACTTGAGTTCACAATCAAAAAGTCAGTCAGTGATGCTGACCCTCTTATTCATAAATCTGTCTCTGGTGGAGAGATAATTCATCTTCTTCCCGAAGACACAAAACCTCTTTCTTTTGGGCGTTATGTTTATGACGTTCAACTTACATTAGCTAATGGAGATATCTACACAATCATCGTCCCCACCGTGTTTGAAATCGCTAAAGAGGTAACCTAATTATGGCAGACCTCTCTGTACAAATGGCTCTTGTGGGCATGATTTAGCCGGAAGTATCACTCAAAGCGCAAATGAACGCCGCGATAACGGCCCAATCAGATATTTATGATGATATTGGTGGCTATGTAATCACTCCTTCTTGGGAAGCTGACATTGTACTCCCCACAAAGAGTAAGCTAATGAAAGAAAATCTTACCGTCAAAAAGATTGCACAAACCTCTGTAAGCAATGAAGCTGGCGGTATAACCTTGATTTTAGGAGGACAATAATTATGCCTGATAAATATGTAAATAAATTTATCCTCGACGGCGAGGTAAAGTTTGACCTTACTCAAGACGACATTACCGCTGATAAGCTTGCTAAGGGTATCAAGGCGCACGACAAGTCTGGTGCACCCATTGTTGGTACATCTACTTTTGATGCAGATACTTCTGATGCTACCGCCGTCGCCGCGGAAATTCTCAATGGAAAGACTGCGTATAAAGCCGGCGCGAAAATCACTGGTACTATGCCGAATAATGGAGCGAAGAATCTTGTAATCAATGACCTGACTGTAACGGTAAAGATCCCTCTTGGTTATCACGATGGCTCTGGCACAGTTGGTGTAGATACTGCGGAAAGTGCTAAAATCATTCCTGGAAACATTCGTGATGGTATTACTATTCTCGGTGTAACTGGTACAATGAGTGGCACAGAAGGTGCGAAGGCTCAAACCAAAACAATTACTCCTACTTTCTCTGCTCAAGAGATTACCCCCGACAGCCCTGAATACAACTATCTTGCCAGCGTTACTGTGCAAGCTATTCCTGTGACCTATACAGATAATGAGTTTGGAGGTCAAACTCTCACCATCGGAGGCTAATTATGGCAGTAAATAAAGTCGAAATTGATGGAGAGACTGCGCTGGATTTGACTGGTGATACGGTAACTTCAGACAATTTGGCTTATGGGATTACTGCTCATGGTGCGAATGGTGAAGTTATTGTAGGGACAAAATTATTTTGTCGGATTTATGGTACGGTCAACCCAGTACTAACTGCTGACTAGAATGAATTTACTTGGACAGTTCTTGCGACAGACCATAAATTCACTTCTAAAATTCTGAGTATATCGTTATATGATAATAATGGTCAGATGGTTTATGCCAATATAACGATTGATAATAGTTATAATATTATAGTTAGCATATATGATGAAACGATAACTACAATTGAAGCTGGAAAGTATGTAATTGTAGTTGTTGGTGAAAGCTAATCGCGCTATGCGCGCAGATATATATAAAGAGTATGGGGCGCGTAAAGTGCGCGCCCTGCTTCTATGGAGGTGTACTCAATGAAATATTTAGGAAAAGTTAGTGACCCGAAAGATCTAACCACGAAAGAGTACGTGGATAGAAAATTTGGTAGTGTGGATGTATCTACAAAGTAGGACCGCACTGACCTGTTGACAGAAGATAATGATTTTATTGCAGGTGTGCCGGAAACTTGTAAGGTTCCATACTACACAGCGGAGGGCGCAGAGAATTACTCTTGTTCTCTCGGTAGTTTGCTAACTGGCGCAATTCTAAATTAGGCTGGAACTGGCGCCGGACTTCTAAGAACCGATAATGGTGTTGTGAGTAAGGTTGCTTCTATTGGGACTAACGATATTGCCGAGAAGGCAATAACCGCAAATAGACTTGGCGCAGATGTAAATTATTCTGCTATTGGTTTAGTATCTAACCAGGTGCGTGGGATTTATGTAGGGACTGAAACTCCATCTAACACAATTGGTAATAATGGCGATATATATATCAAATACGCTATTTGAGGTGAGATAAATGGGAACTTGGTCTACAACAGCACCTACTAATTTAGCTACTGAATGGACAGAGATAAAACAAAATTCTGCGCAAGGTGGATATCGCTTGAAGATAAGCGGGAACTATGTTTATCTTTATTATAACTGTATTGCGCGCGCCTGTTCTGCTTGGTTAGAGACTGGACAATTATGTGTGAAAGTTGAAAATTACAGTTGTGCGATTGGTAATGCTAGCCCCAAAAATGGTTTGAGCACTAATGCTTATGTTGTTGATGAGAATGGCGTAAAAGTTTATGCTGATGCCAATACTACTAATATGGGTGATAGTAGTGAAACTGCGTACGGACATCCACGTGGGACTTATTACTATACTTATGATGCAGACTTTACTGTAACATCTGCTGTTGAAGCTGGTATTAGAGATAATAATGGTGTATATGGTAATGGTACTTGTGGTGTTACAGTAGTAGTTGATACTAAACCTAGTAGTGGTGGTAGTAGTGGCGGAGGAGGTAGTGGCGAAACACCTGCCGACCCCGTTTAGAATTTATACTTGAAGATAAATGGCGTTTGGCACCCTATTCTATGGGGGTGAGTTGAATGGCTTGGACTACAACAGCACCTACGCTTCCTAATGGAAGTAGTTGGGTATAGGAACAAACAACAAATTTCGTTTAGAACCACTGGACACTAAACACAACTCGCTATATTGCTCGTTTAGATGGAAATAATATTGCCGTGAAAGTTGTCGCTGTTATGTCGAATGGTTCTTATGGAACTTTTTATACTCCAGGTAATTATTATTTAAGTTTGTTTGCCGGGGGAGAAACTGTTACTGATACAACTACATATACAATGAGTAAAGGCACAAAGACCTTTTACTGTACTGGCGTTGCAGAACCCGATACCACAGTATCTACAACTATTGGGTATATTGACAATAGTTCTTCAAGAAAAAAAATCACATTTACCGCGCCTGCCCTTCTTATTGTAACACTCAATATTTCCTTTGACGCCCAAGGCGGAACTTCTTGCACTGTAATTACGCGCGATTAGGGCAACACCTACGGTGAACTCCCAGTTTCATACCGCAGAGGACATAAGTTCCTCGGTTGGAGCACTGATACTACAAGCGCAAATATCGTAAGTTCAAGTACCACTATTACCCAATCCGCAGATTTTACTTTATATGCTATCTGGAAATTTATTGGCGCATTATATGTCAAAATAAACGGCGCGTGGTAGTCAATATATTGATTTTGACTACATATATAAGAGAGATATAACTTATGTCAAATCCAGTTAGTTTTTCAGATAGGCAAACAGACTATAAGAATGGAGTAAGATATACCGCGGGTATTAGTGTAAAAGCTAGTGCATCTTATGAGCGTGATGGCTCAAAAGCCATAATCACAGTGACAATTACTGCTAGTGGTTGGGGGCACTATTCGCAAGCCCATATAGCGCCCTCCCCTGATGGGTCTGCGCCAGCAAGCTCTGCATATACTGCCGTTATTGCAAAATAGGACACATCTTATTCAGATGCTACTTGGACCGGAACCTATACATATGATAACCCAAGTGCAAAAACATATTCCTTTTACATAAAATCATATGTTCATGCGATTACAGGCTATAATGGCCAATGGTCTGATGTGCATATACTTACCATAGATGTTCCAACTGGTGGCGCGGTCGCCTGGGTAAAAATGGAAGATTAGTGGAAAAAAGGCGCATATATTTATACAAAAGTCAATAATATATGGACAAAGGGCATCGCGTAGAGTAAAGATAATGGGCTATGGAAAATGTGATGAGTATACATCACAAAGGAGGTATACTCAATGAGATATTTTGGTAAAATTACCGAAGATAAAGATGTAATAACAAGAGAATTTTTAGAAAAAGGATAGTATAACGATGGTGTAATTACCGTCGCCAAGCTATCTGCAAACGCGAAGTATTGGGATGAGGCCCCGCGCAGAGTAGAAGATGGGGGCTCATTTATTACCCATGATTGGGGCCATATCTTCAACTGGTCTTGGGGCGCAAATTAGACATATACTTTTACTCTTGATTTTTTCAACAATAATCCTGATATGTTTTGGGAAACAATAGTTTTTGCCAATGACTAGACAACCATAGCTTTTCCTAATGTGCCTGTGATTGAAATGAACAAAGGTGGAGATGTGGTTAGTAAAGCAGACAGTGTTATAACTATCCCCCATCATAAATATATGCATATAAAACGTATTGGTACCACTGCTTTAGTATTGAGCGGTAATTATGACCAAAGCTATATCTACACAGGCACTGGTGACCCAAGTAATGATATGGGCCGAAATGGCGACATATACATCCAATATACCTAATTTTTTGCTTCGCGCGAAGTAAATAACGGAGGTTATTTATGAAATATATTACTGCAACAATTGATGCAGGCGGTAAGCTCGTATGTAATCTCGACTACTATACAGATGCGGAGGGAAAAACACAATTTTTCCCTCTAATTCAAGGTAGTGTCAATTACTACGCTTTCCGTCTGATTACAAATAATTTGCCTGATGAATGGAGAGACATCCTTCAGGCGCAAAACAACAGATGGGTTATCTTTTAGAATACCCACTTAGAAGATGGCAAAAATACCACTGCTATGCCCCTAACGCCAGTAAATGATAGAGGAATGGTGTATTTACAAGCGGTAATTCCCTCCTATATTTTGGCTAAGCCTGGTGTGTTGAGTATTACGATTTTATTCTCTTTGGGAGAAACAATAAAAACTCTCGCTACGGTAAGTCAAAATGAGAGCGATTTTGAACCATTACGTATTCTTCCTGCGAATGATACGCTTGATAAGGCAATATTGAGTGGAATTACCATTGAGGATAAAACAATCTACCATCAACTCATTGGCACGCTTTTAGGTGGTAGTAATGGACAAGTGCTTCAAAAGAACTCTGCAAGTGGAACAATGGGTTATACATGGGTAGATGGTTCTAAGCTTTCTTAGGGCATTATTTTTGGAGGCTACGTTACCCCCTATAAGGTTAAAGGCACTGAAGGCACTGATACAATCTACGCATTAGCGGAAATAACACCCAGCGCGCGCACTACTATTTTTGGAGAAGGCAGTACTGAAACTCAACTTATTCTATTGAATTAGGCTTCTGCTGGCGACCGCATTGATAACATTCTTTCACGAGGTTGGGCGCAATGCACAAATATGTAGTTTCTCGCGCGAGAAAGCGTAAATTCAAGTGATGGGCTGAACGTTTCTCTAAATGACTATCTAGTTTCTGATGGGGAAAAATGGAATATTGTTCCTGCGGTAGATAAGACAGTGATTGAGAGGATTGTTGCTGATAGTTATGTGCCGTGGAATTATGGTTCTAATGCTGGCGATACTAAGAAGACTGTGAATATGGTTGATATTTCTGGTAATGCTGGCTCGGCGAGTAAATTAAATCATTCACTTACTATAGGGTCAATAAATTCAAAAACTTATGATGGCTCATCTGACGTATTATTAGAAAATATTGATGGTAACTGGCTGACTACTAAGACTGTTGATAAAGAAAAACTTGCCGACAATGTGAGTGAAGTTTATATTCCTTGGAGCTATGGTGGTGGCAATGAAGAGGCTGTAAAGATAAATATTTCTGGAAATGCAGGGTCGGCTAACAAAGTAAATAATACGTTATCAATAGCTGGAAAAACCTATGATGGCAGTATGGCAATTGAAGTAGAAGCTAGTGATTTGAAAACTGCTTTGAAGAACCAAATTGGAAGCGAACAAATTATGGACGGTTCTGTGGGTACAGCAAAAATTCTAAATAAGGCAATAACTGAGGATAAGCTGGCAGATGGCGCTGTGATTACAAGGACACTAGCAAAGAATGTTGTAACCTACGATAAGCTTGATGGCGAAGGGATGAAAAGTAGATTACTGCGTATCGGCACAGGCAATCGCGCGCCACAAGCAAGTGACGCATCTAATTTTGACTTATGGGTTCAGTGGTTCTGAGGTGAGATATGGGAACTTGGAGCGCAACTGAGCCTGAAAGTGGAATTTCTTGGACCCCTAGTGGCGGTGCTAAATCTGATACTCTAAAATCACAATATATATATAGAGAGAGAGTAGAAGCACCAGGAGAAACACCAACTTGGGAGTATCATTACTGTTATTTTTCGTGTTATTTCGTCTGTTGGATTGGAAGACTAAAAGATGGAAGAGTTTGTTAGCGTTTTGACATTCATCATTGGAACTCTACAGGAGTTTCGGTTATTGGTGTCAATATGAACATGCTTCCTATCGCAATTGATAAGGTAGATAATGCATTAGTTTCTATAAAATGTACTATTAGCACATATACAGATTTCCCAGATAGTGAGCAGGTTATTTATAGGTATTATATTGCAGATGATAGACTAATTGGTGTATCCTCCATCACTCTAGGATTAGATGTGGATAATAACAAAGTGTATGGAACTCCAACCTAGAGACGCATAAGCAAAAGTATTGATGTACCTAAAGGAGGCCACATATTATATTATTATATAAATGGCGAATGGAGAAATTGCAGAATCTATAATAATAATAGCGATAGTTGGGAAGAGGGTCTTATTTACTACGTAGCACATTTACCATCATAAGGAGGCAATCTATGTTATACGGTATCGACATTGCGGGCCATCAATGGGATATGGACATTTCTAAAGTCCAGTGCGACTTTATCATCATCAAAGCCACTGGTGGTTCTGGTTTCGTAAATTCAACTTTCAAAAAGCACGTTGAACAAGCTCTTTCTTTAGGTAAGCTCGTCGGCGCGTATCACTTTGCTCTTGACGGCTACCCAAATAAAGGTGCTAAAGCTGAAGCTCAGCACTTTGTAAATATTGTCAAGCCCTATCTTGGTAAGATTATTCTTGCTCTTGACTGGGAAGCTAAAGCGGTAAAACTTGGTCCTGCTTGGGCAAAGGAATGGTTGGATGAAGTATATCGTCTTACTGGCATTCGCCCTATTATCTATATGAGCCATGGGCTTACTAACTAGCCTGGTTGGGCAGAAGTTGCAAAATACACCAAATTATGGATGGCTCAATACAAAGACTATGTCCCTCAAAAGGGCTACAACTCTAATCCTTGGGGTTCTAAAACTGCGGGTAAGTGGGGTACTAATATTTTCATTCGCCAGTATACTTCTTCTATGTATATTGATGGATGGCGCTCGCGCTTGGATGCCAATATTCTTTATGGAACGAAAGAAGAATGGCTTGCGCTTACAAAAGCTGGCGCGACACCCACGCCAGAACCTACTCCTGAACCCTCTCCTGAGCCTGCACCTTCTGGGAAAACATATAATGAGCTCGCGCGCGAAGTACTTGCAGGTAAGTGGGGCAATGGAGGCGCGCGCATCCGTCATTTGACTGAAGCTGGATATAATGCTAGTGAAGTTCAACGTTATGTGAATGCGATGTATAGCGGACACACGCTCCCAGATAAAGTTGCTGAGACAACCAAACCCAGTGAACCTTCAAAGCCTAGTGAGCCCGCGCAACCAGAAGTAGATTATACTGCTCTTGCGCGCGAGGTATGGGCAGGAAAATGGGGTAATGGGGCTGTACGTAGACGTAGACTTACCGAAGCGGGATACGACTATAATAAAGTCCAAGCCGAAGTAAATCGTCTTTACGGTTGAGTTTTTAGATATAGAAAAAGTCCGAGGATTATTCCTCGGACTTTTCGTTTATATAGACTGCGAATGTAATTAGGAAATGTTTTGGAGTTGGGCATTTACCAAGTCCACTAATACCATATTTAGATAGATTTTTATTATTCCATATCCATCTAAGTACACCATTGATACGGGCTTCAACTTGTTTTGGTGTGAGTTTATATCTTTGCGCCAATTCAATATAGACACCTTTACAAATAGGGAGATGATAGTCTGTTGTATATATTTGAATGGCATCAAAGAATAACTCATAATCAAGTAGGTAAACAGGAATACCTAACTCTTTCTACAATTCACTAATATTTGTTTCTAGCAATGACACAGTATAAAAGCCTCCTACTGATTGAATTTGTCTTCAACCGAGACAATACACGTCATTGGTATAAACCGCAGTTATATATCAGTTAGTTTAGAGATTTTATGTATGCCTGCGCGCACAGAGCTAGTTGGTCTAAATCGCCATCATTGAATATTGTAGTATCATAGTTATATCTACGCGTAGCAATATCACTTTCATTTGTTGGCTTTTCGTGGTCTTTGCGCGAGACGAATAGGGTGCGCGCGCCCACTCTGTCAACAAACTTTTGGATTTCCTCTGGCTCTCTACATTGAACAAAAACATAGAGTGTATGAGTAATACCATAAGCATCGAGTTCTGTGCGCTTCTTTTGTGCAGTTTTGATAATGTCCTTATAAGGCACATCATCCCATTCAATAAGCAGTTGTTTCAGGTCGCTCAAGAATTTTCGATTTTTGGGCGTTTTTGTTCCATCCCATCCTGCTTTGACAGCTAGGCTTTTGACAAGGTCTACTGTAGAGATGTCCAACGTGTAGTTCTCACCAATAATTTCCTAGCAATACGAGACAAAAGTAGATTTTCCGGAGCGAGGAAACCCACCCACAATAATATATTGAATATCATTCATTTTCCATCCTCCAACTTACAGCAAGTTCATCCACGATATTATTGAATTGATTATTTGCGTGGCCTTTTACTTTACAGAAGCTAATATCGTGGCGTTGAAAGTATGGAATAAGTTTCTCCCATAAGTCTTGATTGAGGACAGGTTTCTTTTGAGAAGTCATCCATCCATTCTCTACCCACTTGCGCCACCAACCAGCACTATAACAATTGATACAGTAAGCGCTGTCCGCATAAATAGTCCATTTGGCTTCTGGCTGGGTGTCAATATACTTGCAAGCTTCAAGAATAGCTGTAAGTTCCATTCGATTATTTGTGGTATGCTTCTCACTACCACCTGTATTGTATGTTGCGACACCTTGTTCGACAACGACAAAGGCCCATCCACCTGGGCCAGGGTTTTTAGAACAAGCGCCGTCAGTGTAGATTTCAATCATAGATAGTATGCCTCCAAGAGTTTTTGGATAGTGGTAGTATCTATATTGGAGCCAATAACCTGTGAAGTCGCGCGAAGAGGACGATTGAAGAGCCCAATAGCACCATCATAAGGATTATCCAAATAGTAGATGAGACCCTGCTTTTTTTCTTTTCTGCGCGCCCGCCTGATTTTCCATCCATACTTCCGACAGAATTTCCAATACTGGAAAAGACTCATATCAACATAGAAAGATTGAGAAACAAGGGCGCAGTAATTGCGAGCTATAACTGTTGCACACAAGTCAACAGTCTTACTAGTGTCAATATGGGAAAAAATAATGGGAGTAGTTTTATCCCAAAACCGTTTATTCATTTCTACATACATATAATTGACAAGTGTGTCAAATATAGTATAGTCGTTAGTTGTATATTCCATGGCTACACCTTTCCTTATTTTCTATATACATTATACTACTTTTTAGGATAAAAGTCAAATTTTCTTCGCGCGGATAGCATAAATTCGTTGAGTGTGTAATTTACTTTGCGAAAATGGAAAATTCTGGAAGCTGGCGCGGATACCTTATTATAATAATGCGCGCGCTCGCGCGAATACATCAAATTTGTAGAAAAGTCAAATTCTAAATGCTACTTATATATAGAAGAATAAGCTCATACGGAGGCGAATACATATGAGTATTATTGAGAAAGCTGTCAATTGGATTGTAGGTATTGCGAATGATAATACCCACGGATATGACCAAGGTTCGCGCTGGTCGCCTGATTATGATTGTAGTTCTTTGGTTATTTCTGCGTGGAAATAGGCCGGAGTAAATCTCACCTGCACCTACACTGGCAATATGTATGCTAATATGGTGAATAAGGGATTTGGTGATATTACATCACAAGTCAATCTTGCTACTGGTAGCGGTCTCGTGCGCGGAGATGTACTGCTCAATGTGGCAAATCATACTGCAATGTATATTGGGAACGGATAGATTTGCGAAGCAACTGGAAATGAGAAGGGTGGAATTACTGGTGGACAAACTGGCGACCAAACAGGCCGAGAAATTTGTATCAACAGTTATCGCAACTATCCTTGGAATTATGTGCTTCGCTACATTGCTGAAGATAGTGGTTCGCGCGAAACACGAGAAGAAGTTTCAAACTCCACTGACGGGAACACATATACTGTGCAAGCTGGGGATAGTTTGTGGAGTATAGCCGAAAAAGTCTATGGTTCAGGAACATATTATACAAAACTTATGACCCTCAATGGACTAGCTAATGCAAATATAATGGTAGGCCAAGTGCTCAAAATAAAGAGCAATACCCAAGTAAGCCAGCCCGCGCAATCTACTTCTAATTCTAATTCAAGTTTACCTACTTTACGCAAAGGAAGTAAAGGTGAGCCAGTCCGCGCGCTTCAAGCCTTACTTATCCTTCGAGGACAAAAACTAACTGCATATGGAACTGATGGAGATTTTGGTAATGAAACTGAAATCGCACTGCGCGCCTACTAGAAATTGAAGGGACTTACCGCTGATGGTATCTGTGGAAGCAATGTCTGGAAAACACTTATAGAAAAGGAGTAAGTTAGCTATGAAAAAGGGAACTCGTTTTTTGAAGCGTATCGTAAGTTTTTGCATTGGATTTATTGTGGCTTTTACGGTTATTTCAATGTATCTAAACTATCGCGTAGGGATTGAACTTTCTCCTACTCTCACTACTTGCGTATATGCTTTCTTTGGTACGGAAATTTTGAGTACTGCTTTCATTCGCGTGCTTGACAAACAAGACCAGGAAGATGTATCTAATGACCCGCGCCAGGAAGCCACTCAAAAAACATTTTATACTGATAAATGATTTATGCGTCCAGTTCTTCTGGGCGCATTTTTTATATTTCAAAATTTGAAAAATTTAGTCTATTGAGATATAATATATATAGAATAAAGGAAAGGCCCTAACAGCAATACATATTTGTTGTATGTTATAAACACGCTTTATTTTATGCGGGTCTTGCCTTTCAAATTGAAAGGAGAATGTATTATGAACTTTGCAGAAGCTATGGAAAATAAATCTAATTGGAAGCTTACGGAGAACGGCGCGCCCGCCCGAACCACTACTGGCGATAACCTTATCGACCTCTTTGCAGTTATTGGCGCGATGCGCGAGCGGGAAGAGTCTGACATTATCTCTATGTGGGAGAATGCCTATCGTGAGAATGCAGAACTGGCTGTTCGTATGATTTTTTATGCTGGCGACATTCGAGGTATTGGCCTTGGGGAACGTCGCACTTTCCGCATCCTTATCAAGCATCTTGCCAATATTCACCCTTCCATTATGCGTAAGAATATTGTAAATATTCCTTACTATAACCGTTGGGATAGTCTGTATGAACTTGTTGCTACTCCGTGTGAGGGTGATATGTGGAACCTTGTGCGCACCCAGTGGCTTGAAGACTTTGGCAATATGAAGCATAATAAGCCTATTTCCCTTATGGCAAAGTGGCTGGCTTCTGTGAATGCAAGTTCGAAGAAGACTTGTATGCTTGGTCGCAAGACTGCGTATAAGCTTGGTCTTACCGAAGTTGTATATCGTCGTGCGCTGTCTCAACTGCGCGCCTACCTCAAAGTTGTTGAAAAGTCTATGAGCGCTCAGGAGTGGGCTTCTATTGAATATTCTACTGTGCCGAGCTATGCAATGAAAAACTATTCTAAGGCATTTGCGCGCCACGATAGGGATAGATTTTCGAGCTACAAGGAGAACCTTGAGCGGAAGATTGCTGATGGGACTATCTCCCAGAAAGACATCAAATCTGCGACATTGTTCCCTTATGATTTGGTTCGGAAATATATTGGCGCAGATACTTATGATTTTTGGTCTAGAATTTCTTATATTAGGGCTTATGACACTATTACTGAAGCTCAGTGGAAGGCTCTTCCGGATTACCTTGATGAAGAGGCTAATGTAGTTGTAATGGCTGATGTTAGTGGGTCGATGTATAGTCCGAACTATCAGCCTATTAGTGCTTCACTCGGTTTGGCGCTCTATTTTGCTTCGAGAAATAAGGGAATTTACCACAATAAGTATATGACCTTTACCGACAAGCCTTCTTTCCTCACCATCAATGATACTACTTCTTTGCACGATCAGCTTTGCCAAGCTTGGAGTGCAGGAGTAGGTTATTCCACTAATCTTGAACGTGCATTTATGTATATTCTTGATACCGCTATTGAGAATAACGTAAAGCCGGAAGAGATGCCCAAGGCACTGGTGGTTGTGAGTGATATGGAGATTGACCCGTTCTTCCGCGGATATAAATTGGATTTCTTGGAAGAAATGACGCGCCGGTTTCGTAATGCGGGCTATATGATGCCGAAGGTATTGCTCTGGAATGTCGAAGGCCGAAACTCAACTTTCCACGCGAAGTTTACCAACCCCAATGTGGTCTTTGCAAGTGGCTATAGCGCGAGTGCTTTTACTTCCATCGTCAAAGGCATCACTAAGACTGCCTATGATGTAATGCGTGATACTCTTATGGATGCCCAGTATGACCGAGTAGTCCTCTAAGCCCTAATCTAAATTGGTTGAGCCCGCGCGGAGTAATTTCTGCGCGGGTTTTGCATTTTTCAAAAATTTATTATATAATATATAAAGAAAAGGAGGAAAGCTCGATGGAAGATAAAATTACAAAAACCACTCTTACTCTTTATTGCGGTCTTGCGGGTGCAGGTAAATCTACTCATGCACGTGAATACGCTACAAAATCTAATGCGCGTTATATATCCATTGATGCGTTCTATGAAGCTTGCTTCGGCGACCCAAAAATCCACGCCCACGAATTTGAAGTATGGATGATGTTCTACAATGCCATTCGTCTTGCAGGCACAGACCACGTCTCAGTAGTCATTGATACAAATGCACCGACCCGCGCAAATAGAGATGAGTTGTATAACTGGTTTGCGCAATACTTTGATGCTACTGAACTTATGTGGATTGATGCGAGTCCTGCTTTGTGTATGGCAAATAATGCTTCGCGCGAGCGAGTAATTCCAACTGACGAATTTTTGGATATGGTCGATGCCTTTGAAGAGCCAAACGCAGAAGATGAAACTAGATGGGACACTATTTTCCGAGTAGAGAATAAACATAATAAGTTTAGTGGCTGTGAGCTTGTTTCTAAAAAACAAAAGAAAATCGGATTTTGACTTTTTGAAATTTTTGTGGTATAATATATATAGAAAATGAGAAAGGAATGAGGATATTGGTTCGCAGAACGTCTAAGTACTCTATTGAACAGAAAAATGAGTGGAGCGGGCGCATTGCAATTGTGCTTGCAGAAGCACAAGATGCGCTGACGATTGATGAAATTCAGCATAGAGATGTATCGCTTGTAGGTATGACCCCGCAGATGACAGCAAAAATTCTCAACCATCTTGTAGAGATGGGACTTGTTTGTAAGTCTAAAAACCGTTCTGGTCGTATGGTATACAAGTCTCTTGCAGTGATGGAAGAGCAGGGATACGATACGGAACCCTATAAGGGTGGCGCCAATATGCTCGATAAACGAGAAGATTATATCGGCAAGTATGAATTTGCGATGGCAGGTGATTATAGATGAGTTTGTTTGCGAAGTATACCCACGAATGGGTTGGCAAACAGTGGGAGCGCGAAGTAGTCGAAAAGGCTGACCTTCATATTGGGTATTATTATCCTGTTGAGCAAGTTATTATGACACAGAGCTATACAGATATTACTCTTGCGCGCCTGGGTCATTTCAATAGTGTTTTTTTTGAGTTTTATGGCGAGGATGGGAATAAAATTGATATCTATAATGACCCGCGTTATAACCCATATTTGCTGATGGATGAAAGAGAGGAGGAAACTAGTTGACTAGTATTGCATTTATAAGGTTTCTTGATGCGAAGTGTAAGGTAAGTGGAAAGACTTATGTATATATAGTTGATGATGATGTAAGAAATAGGCTTGTCCCAAGTACTATTTCAAATAGAGTTAATGCTTATCATATCACTAATAATAGTGGGTATAATTACCGTGGTGCGAAAATTGTTTGCGCGGGAACAGAGATACTTTCCAATGAAGAGTCTTTTGACCTGACCGGATTGAAACAAATTATTACAGCAGATTATGCCGGCGAAGTTGATTATCCTAAAAGTGATCGGATTCAGGATGTGAGCAAGGCACGGAATGATTTCGTTAAGACTTATAAGAAAACTGCTGATACTACCACAGTTTTTAGTTTGTCTAATAACAAAATAAAGCCTTGTATAAAGGAAGATGGTATTTGGCAAGAATTGTTCAAACCCTTTAGCGCATCTTTTACAACTGATAATGAAACATTGAACAATAGTCTTTGGACCATCTTGGACAGCGCGCCCACTACAGTAAGTAATATTACTAATGTAGGAACTACTACTGGAAAGCTCAATGGAGCAATGTCTACTAACATACGTACAAATATAACAGATAAAAATATTTATACGGGAACTACAACTACTGCTATCGACAATATCAATGGAGTAATGCCCACTAATACGCTCACAACAGAAGCCAGCTATTTGAAACTCAATAACTTACCTAAAATAAATACTGAAGAAAAGAAGGAGAAAACTATGTTTGAAGGTATGCTGAAAAATCTGCGCTTTGGTAAGGCAGATAATGCTAAAATGTCCATTTATGGGCCTGCTCTTCGGGAGGCTATTACCGGAGATACTTGGGTCGCATTTGATAAGTCTAAGGAACAGTGGATTGATGTTCCCTTCGAAGCCATTCTGGATATTCCCCTGTTTGAAATGCCTGTTGCTAAGAATGATATCCAGATTGGGGACTTCATTTTCCACGCTGGGATTGGCACTGGTTGGGTGCGTGTAATTGATTTTGATGACGAGATGAATTATTTTATCGAGGCAGAAGACCCGTCCAATCACGAAATCATCAAAATTCTTCCTACGCGCAATATGTTCGGCTTCGATTTCTATACCAAGCTTATCGTTCCTTTTGATATGGGCGCTACCTTTGGTGGCGCGAGTGCGTCCAATCCTTTTGGTATGCTTCCTATGCTTATGATGATGAGTGATAAGAATAAGTCTAGTTCCAGTGATAATTCTATGCTTATGGCTATGATGATGATGCAGAATGGAATTATGGACTTTACGTCTAATCCTATGATGCTCTATGCCTTTATGGGCGATAAGGGTAGCGATAATTCTATGCTTATGGCTATGCTTATGAGCCAGATGATGCAGGGCGCGCCTACTAAACATACTTGCAATTGCGACCATAACTAAATTATAAACTAAAACTACCTGCATAAAACAAATATCTATTTTGGAGATAAAGGAGTAAACTATGGAAAATGGAAAACGTGATGTAAAACGTGAAGCTTCTTTGCGCGCGACCCTCTACGATATGGTTCTTGAGACTCTTGCACAGAACGGATATACTTTTGAGCCTGTGGTTGGTGGTAGCCTTATTACTATTGATAGCCACACCCATTGTAAACTGACTATCTCAGTGTGCAATGAGGATAAGGTTCCAGAGTATTTGGCCGACTATGCTGAACAGCAGAAAAAGAGTGCTGAGCGCGCGCAGGCTCGTGCGGATAAAGAAGCTGAAAAGGCTCGTAAGGCGCAGGAGCGCGCGGAGAAAAAGGCAAATAAATAACCCCTGTATTATAGACTATACGGGCGGAGTATATTGCTCCGCCCGCTTTAGTATATGAAAGGAGAGACAATGGAGAGAATATTCAGACGTAAACCAACATTTACTACTGCTATTCAATTTGATGGTAGTAATGCTTCTGATGTGATGAAATTTTGCGCGCGCCACTTAGTTGAGGTTGGGAATAGACTAGTTCTTGAAACACCAGATGGGCCATATATCATTGAACCTAATGATTTTATTGTCAAGGGCGTAGCAAATGAATTTTATCCAGTAAAAGAACATATATTTTGGAAAACCTATGAGGAGATTATCGTGAATGAAACTGACGTATGAAGAATTTGCAGATTTTCTTGGGCGATATATTGAAAGTGAAAAGAAATTCAATAATTTTGCACAAGCAGTAGAAGAATATTTTACTGATACATATATAATGGCGCCAAAAGATAGCGAATTAGTTCTTGACATTTTACGCACTGTTATGGAAGATGATGAGGATTGGATTAGTTATTGGATGTATGAACTAAATTGTGGGCGTGACTGGGAGCCATATAAGGTAACTAAAGATGGGGAAGATATTCCTTTGCGAACGATGAAGGATTTGTGGAATTTGTTGAATGAGGAGGCGCGCGAATGAGTAAGCCAAAGGTATATTTAGCGTCACAAATTTTTGCAGAATGTTGGCGGGATTATAATGAAAAAATTGCTCAGCGTATTGAGAGCGAATTTCCAGGAATTGACCTCTACGTGAGTCAACGTAATGATAGCATCAATGATAAAACCAGATGTGCAACAGCAGAAGACATTGCTTACGGCGACTTTACTCAAAATTTAGATAAAGATGATATTGTAATTGCTATTGTAGATGGTGATACTCCTGGAATAGGAACTACGTGCGAATGTGCATATTTTGCTCGTATGTGTCAAGAAGAAATTGAACGTACTGGTTCAACAAAAAAGAAAATTATTTCATTATATACTGATAGTAGAGAATGTTCACGCACTGTTATGGATGCAAAAGTTGATATGCTTCATTCTTTTGCTGAATCGCAATTTAGCTATTTGAATTTACTTTTAGTAGGAATGTTGAAGCGCTATGGAGTTATGTGCGCAAGTATTGATGAAGTAATTGAGCAATTGCGTATTGCTTTAGAAGCCTATGGGGAAGGTTAACACTGGTCCAGTTATTACTGGAATATATAAAATAACTAATCTGCTTTCTGGGAAGTTTTATATCGGTTAGTCAGTTGATATAAATTATAGATTTTATGAACATAATTTTGGTGCTGGTTTAGCTCATAATTCTGCAATAGATTCTGCTATAAAGAAATATGGCATTGAAAATTTTTCTTATGAAATTCTAGAAGTATGCGAAAAAGAGCAACTTTTTGAACGAGAAAGATATTGGGCAGAAGTAATATTTTAGGGAAAATGTTATGCTCCTTTTGGATATAATATTGCTAAAACAGGAGTCGGTACGCATAAAATCAATTGGGTATCTCAGTATGACCTTTTAGGAAATAAAATAAAAAGTTATTTTACTGCAAGCGATGCTTCTAGAGAATTGAATGTTAGCCCAACAGCAATTAGATAGGCTATTATTCGAAAAGGTACTTGTTGTAATACATTATGGGCTTATGGAATGGAAGATAAAATTGATGCTTATAAGCCTAATAAGCAAGGAACGCCAATCAATGCCTATGATGCCAATGGAAAACTATGTTTTACTTTTGCAAATGGAGTAGAAGCTTCTAAATATTTTGGTATTACGCCTACTGCGATTAGTGCATATGTTACACATAAAAATGGTTATGTATGTTGTGATGGGTACTATCTTGCAAAAGAAGGTGAGCAACCTATTATTAGAGATAATCTATTGACTTCTTATGGACGCGATGGCGTAATAGTTTATTAGTATCATCCAAAGACAAGATAGCTAATAGCTAAATTCAATTCATATAAATAGGCTTCACAATCTTTAGAAAAAACTGATACTAAATCTATTCGTAATTGTTGCGGTGGTATTTAGAATTTTGGTTATGGGTATATTTGGTCTAATATAAAATATAATATTATCCCAGAAAATTATAGGAAAATAAATTATGATTTTACACATAAAAAGGAGGAAATTGAATGAAGTATGGAATAAAGGATAAGCCTCCATTTGGGCAATTGGTTCTTTTCTCACTCCAGATGATGCTTAGTTGCTTTACTGCTACGGTGCTTATTGCAAACGTTTGTGGTGTAAGTGTATCTGGTGCATTAGTTGGCGCGGGTCTTTCAACGTTGATTTATGGATGTATCACGAAGTTTCAGTCGCCAATGATAATTTCCAATAGCGGTGCATATGTTGCCCCTGTACTTGGCGCGCTTGCTATTGGTGGATACACTGCCGTTGCACTTGGTGGACTTGTATCTGCGTTGACTTATGGGATTTTTGCTTTTGCTTTCTCTAAGACAAGCGTAGAGAGTATTTATAAGATCTTTCCAAGAGTGCTGATTGGCTCTATTACTGTAGTTATTGGCCTGTCTCTTGTTGCTTATATTCCTGGATATATCGGCACAACTCAGCTAAATCTCTGCATTGCACTTTTTACAGTTTTAGTTATTGCCTTAGTTAGCCATTATTGTAAAGGAATGCTTTCTCTATTTCCATTCCTTATTGGAATTTTTGCTGGTTATTTAGTATCTATTCCTTTTGGTCTTATTGATTTTACGGTATTTAGTGGAGTAAAATTTATTCAACTTCCTGATTTTGCTTTTACAAAATGGACTACAATTGATTTTAGTGTGCTCCCAATTATTATTACTTATATTGCATTTAGTATTAGTTGTATGATGGAAATTCTATCCGATCACGCAGCGCTGAGTGGTATTACTGGTGTAGACCTTTATCGAAAACCAGGCATTCCTCGTATTCTTCTTGGCGAGGGTATTGCAAATATTGTTAGTTCTTCTATTGGTGGTCTAGGAGCTACCTCTTATGGTGAAGGAATTGCCACTATTGGTTTTAGCAAGTGCGCAAGTATTTACTCAAGTATTGGTTGTGCGCTTATAATGATTTTGCTTGGATTTATTGGACCAGTGCAGGCATTTATTAGCTCTATTCCTTCTTGTGTTATTGGTGGTGGCACAGCAATTATTCTTTATTCTTATATTGCTAATAGTGGTATCAAGCAACTTCAACAAGTAGATTTTACGAATACTAAAAACTTACTGGTGTCTGGTATTGTACTTAGCACTGGGTTGAGCGGGCTTATTCTTGGTAAAGGGGATTTTACTCTTACTGGGACTGCTCTGGCTGTTGTACTTGGAATTATTTTCAATTTGATTTTGAAAGAAAATTTGACGGAAAGATAATTTTATGATATAATATAAATATGTAGGGAGCAATAGGAGTCATGACCTATTGAGTAATGGTGCTTTTACCGCCAATCTACATACTTTTTTATTTTTTGTAAAAGGAGAAATAAAGTATGGCATAGAAATTGATTGATGAAATGGGTCACCATTATGGTAGCCTTGAAGTAATAGGCAAGGCTTAGAAATATGGCAAAACTGCATGGTTATGTAAGTGTGAATGTGGCAATACTACTATTGTAAACGGCGCTGATTTACGTTCTGGAAAACGCACAACGTGCGGTTTTGGTTGTCCAACGAAACTTGGAAAAGGTTATTTTCAAGATTTGACTGACTAGACTTTTGGACGGTTATAGGCTAAATACAGAAATGGTTCAAATAGTAGTGGAAAAGTGTTATGGCATTGTGTTTGTGAATGTGGAAATGAAGTTGATGTTATAGCACAATAGCTTACTCGTGGAGCGACTTAGTCTTGTGGTTGTTTATAGCGTGAATTAGCATCACAAAGGCATATAAAAAATATTCTTGGGCAAGAATTTGGAAAACTAAAAGTTATTGAGTATAGAGGTATAAAAAATACTAATGCTATGTGGCTGTGTGAATGCAAGTGTGGTAGATAGCATGAAGTAGCAGGTTCTTGTCTTACCTCTGGTCATACTCGTTCTTGTGGTTGCGTGTAGTCTTGGAAAGAAGTTGAGATAAGTAATTTTCTTGATGAGTAGAAAATTCAATACATTCAATAGTATACTTATGATGACTTGCGTAGCAAAAATATGGTCATGCTACGTTTTGATTTTGCATTATTATCTAACAATAAGGTAATAGGCTTAGTAGAATACCAAGGCGAATAGCATTATAATCCAAAGGTAGCCTGGTATTCAGAAGACCTAATTGAACGAGATAATAGAAAAAAAGAATATTGCAAAGAACATAATATACCATTATTATATCTAACTAAAGATTCTGATATAAAAGGAGAGATTATAAAATTTTATGAAACTAACTGTTGAACTAATTTACACTACCATTTGGGCAGGTCTTGAAGGATGATTGACTGTCGCTATGCACACGAGGAATACGGCAAAACTGTGTGTTGGGCCACCAAAGAGCGCGAACTATGTAATGCGCGTGGCTGTAAGTCCCAAGTACCTGTAAAGGGCAAGCCCAAAATCATCACTCTTTGCGGTTCTACACGCTTTATGGAGGATTTTCTAAATATTGCGCGGGACTATACCCTCAAGGGATGGGTAGTTCTTATGCCTGGCGTATTCGCGCACAGCGATGGAACAACACTTACTGATGAACAAAAAGCACAATTGGATGAACTCCATAAGCGGAAAATAGATATGAGTGATACGATTTTTGTCATCAATAAAGGTGGATATATTGGCTCTTCAACAGAAAGTGAAATACGTTATGCGCGGGCGCACTTCAAAGAGATAGTATATTTAGAGCCTGATAAAATGCTAAAATTCTAAAATTTGATTTTTACCCTCCATTATGGTATAATTATATCAGAATGGAGGGATTAGTTTATGTCTTTTGAATTTACTCCGGATATTACGCCTTACCTTGGAGATGACCAAAAAGTTCTAATTGAGCATTGCACAGTGCTTGTTCTTGTTGAGGGTGGATGTGATGCTGAAATTCATAGCGTAGATTTTAGATATTATAATTGGGAAAATGGAAATGGGATGATTATCTTCCATAATAAAATGAAGGACAAAGGCTATAACTCCATTGAGAGGTTTGATAACTGCGCACTGATTGGAGAGTTGAAAGATGAATGTATTTGTTTCTCCTATTTAGTGTATGACGATATTTGTGAAACCCATTTTGATTTTGGATTTGAAGATGAAGAATGGGATGAAGATGAGGATGATGAAGGGCCTGAATACGCTCTTTGATTACTCGGCGCGGGTAGCATAAAATTTTAGAACGGTATGGATTTTTGTATAGACTGCTCGCGCGAAAAACTACTTATTTATAGGAGTGGAATAATGAATATAAGGAACTGTCCCATATGTGGACATCATTTATCAATCACTAATGGGGCAGCCTATTGTCCTATCTGTGATAGGGAAAGTACCGAACGAGAACTTTTTCGCTTATGGCTTGTAAAGGAGGCAGAAAAAAGTGAAGAAGAAGAAAACTAAACCTCGTACTTTTAACGAAATGGCGCGAACAATACGAGGCTCTTGGGGCGATGTAAATCCAGTCACGCGGATAGAGCGAGATAAAACAAAATATACAAGAAAGACTAAACATAAGGATAAAGATAACTCCTACCTTTATGGGCTAGTAATTCAATGGTAGAATATATGACTTTTAATCATACTACGCTGGTTCGATTCCAGTCTAGCCCACCAACCCGAAAGGGTATTCTACTAGTAGGAGTGAAAATTTATGGAACAAGTTATTTCTTGGATACAGCTTGCCATCTAGGTTCTGTCTTGTCTCGTCGTAATCATTCCTCTTGGCTATAAGCTATACCAGACAATTGTTGCTTATGGCAAAGAGAAGAATTGGCCTAAGCTCGTCGGCCTTGTTGCTGTATATATGGCAGAAGCCGAAAAGAAGCTCTCTGAGGGAGCCGATAAGAAAGCTTGGGTTATGGCTATGATACAGACCACAGCCAAAGAAATGGATTATGAGCTTACTGATGCCAAGCTTGCGGAAATTTCTCAACTTATTGATGACCTTTGCGCGATGGCAAAGAAAGTCAATGTCAATGTTCTTCCTATTGAGGGCGGAGAGCCTGTAGTTGAATGAACTTTTGGGAGGGTTCGCGCCCTCCCAATCTATAAATTTATCGAGCCCGCGCTCTCTGAGCGGACTTGTAATTAGAACTTCTATGTAGAAAGGTGGTTTATGATTTTGAGTGTCAACTGGCTGTATACTGGGGATACACACGCAGACTTCTCTCGCTTCCGAGATAATCCAATTGCCCAGGACAAGAATAGCTATATTATAATTGCTGGCGATTGTGGGGCCAATTTTTTTGGTGGCAAGCGAGATGCACGAGTATGGCAAGAGATTTCTCAATACCCTTGTCGCTTTTATACTTATTGTGGAAATCACGATATGCGCCCACAGAATACCTATAATATGGAGCGCGTATATGATGAAGCTGTAAAAGGTTGGGTGTGGTGGAACCCTTACTTTCCCAATCTTCGCTACTTCGAGGATTACGGTATTTATATGCTTGGAGAGTATAAATGCGCAATCATCGGCCACGCATATTCTGTAGATAAATACTATCGCCTTATGCGCAACTGGACATGGCATCCTGATGAGCAACTTACTACCCAAGAGCGTTATGAGTGTCAGAAGCTTATGGAAGGTCAGCATTTTGATTTTGTGATGACCCATACTGCACCATATAATTCGCGCCCAGTAGATAAATTTTTGGCTTGCGTAGACCAATCTACTGTAGATGAAACTATGGAGCATTGGCTTGAGACTTTGCGTGCGGATATAGATTATGATGTTTGGCTTCTTGGGCACTATCATATTGACCGCATTCAAGAGCCTAGGATGCGGATATTCTATCAAGATATCGACAGTTTAGATAATATCTATACTCAAATGGCGAAACCTAAAATTTGAAAATTCAGAAAAATAATGGTATAATATATATAGAAAATGAAAGTGAGGGAAAACTAAATGATTACAACTAACGATTGGAATATCGTTCTCAAAGAGCTTGGCTATAAGGAACCGGTATCTAAGGTAAAGCGTAAGCAGAAGCCTACCAAGTGTCGTCTATGTGGTGCTAATATGGTTCCCCACCCTGGCACCAATGTCTTTACTTGTTCTGGCACTATTGAGAAGGAAATCGAGAAGGACGGTAAGACTGTCAAAATTAGTGAGTCCTGTCCAGGTGTGTTTCTGCGCAATCGTATTATCAAGTAAATAACCCCATAAAATCTAACCGAAAGGGAGGACTAGTTATGGAAAGAATCATTGTAGTAGTTGGCTATTTCCCTAAGTCTAGAGTATATATGGCTAAAATTGTGCGCGGAGATATACGGGCGCAAGCCTGGAAAGACCAGTGGACTGCTGATGGTGGAATCGTGGTAGTAGGAAAAATGTTTTATACCAGTGGTAAGCGTGAAGAAGCCTATAAGACTCTCAAGACTAAACTCATAAAAGAAATAAAGGAGAAGAATAACTAATGGAAGATGGTTGGATAGATGTAAACTATTCCTTCTCTACTGTAGGCTATGCGCGCGATACATTACTTGCGCGATTACGGCAGATGGTTGTGAATTATGAACGGTTGGAACTTGTGGATAGAAGCCATTGGAGTGATTGGCGCGAGACAATTCTTTTGCGCGGGTCTATTCGTGATGGAGAGTATGGCGAGTTTCAGAAGTTTATGGAAGAAATGATGCGTGAATATGATGCATGAAATTTGAATTTTGAAAAAATTTAGTGTATAATATATATGTAAGGTTGAGGGAGAAATAATTTCTTGAAACTTTACACGCATATATCGGGAACGGAGAGCGTGACGACGTGAAACTCGGCAGTACCTGTATATAGCAATCGTTGGAGGACGAATAAACCTTCGGTAATTTGTAGCTTTCCATTCCTCAAGAGAAAGCTTCCGGAAATACGAGAAAGGAATGTATGGTGTGCGCGAACCAGCATTCAAAATCCCACGAAGAGGGCATTTGTGGATTGGGTGTTTTGCCACAAGATATACTAAAATTTTGACTTTCTGGGAATTTTAGTGTATAATAAATACAGAAAATGAGATATGGGGCGGTACTCCAATTGGAAGAGAGAGCGGACTTTCTTCTTAGCAGACAATAAAGGAGAGTGCCTTGTTGGAAACAACAGGAGTAGAAGCTGGCTAATTCGGCGAAAGGCTAAGACAACGCCGAGCTAAATCAATAATAGGTTCCACTTTATTTAGCAGATGCTCATATGGTGGTAGTGAGAGTCCAAAATTCGTTTGCTAAAACTATTATTGTAAATGTGTAGAGAGCATATACCGGCTACCTAAGTGTAAGATATTACGGTACAGGGGTAATATCTTACATATGGTAAAGACGTGCTCCAGACTACAACACAGAAATGTGGCTATGGAAACATAGAGTAGTAAGAAAATCCGCACAGTCTGGGTCCGAATCCCAGGCGCCCTACCATAGACATAATGGATGTCTCTAAACTCCATTCGAGGTAGATACCTGGTAAGAAAATCCGGTATGGTTGACGCCATTCAATTTGGGTCCGTAAAGCCCTTATACTTGGCAGGGAGAAGCGGTTTCAACCTGGCCTCATAAGCCAGTTTCTGTGGGTTCAACTCCCACCCCTGCACCCATAGACGTGCCCTAATGCGTCTCTAAATAATCAGGGTAGTGCGAGAGAGGATGGATTTACGGTAAACTACCACTGGCGTCACAGACCCAATAGGAGGGCGACGATATGTGGCTTGTCATTTGCAGTCGCACTATAATACAAAGAAAACGAAAGTAACCGTTGTCCAATACTTCCTTTACTGCAATCTGCATCCATGAGCTCTACAGAGCGGGATTGAGCAAAGCCAGTAAAGCCAGTAACGGGTTAGTCTGTGGGCGCTGAGTCCCACCGCAGGCACGGCGATAGTTATCCCGCTTATGTGAAGGGTTCGTAGCGTAAAATGTACCCTATCTAGCAAGAAGCTACGCTGGGAGTGAGCTTCTGCTGGCAGTCGTGAAAAGCTCGCGTCTTAGGCTGTGTCAATGCCCTAAGCGTTAGGTCGATTACGAAAAATTGACTAGGTTTTAGTGCTTTTGTGAAATAAAAAGCTCCTGCATAGATGAGTGCAGAATATGGTAAAGGGAGAAGTACAATCCCATCATTCAGTTTGGTCGTTGCTGTATAAAACGACCACCATAGGGTGCGCAGACCCAAGAAATGCGTAGGTTGTCTTTACCTCAGAAATTATAGGTTGCGACGGGAAAAGATTGGCATAAAATAATAATAAGTCCTATAAGAGTAAGGAAAAAGAAATAGATTAGAATTAGGGTTAGAATTAGAAGGGCGTAGAGTTGATGGTGTGCTCGCGCGGAGGATGAAACCATCCATGGAGTATTCGTATAGTGGCTAATATTCTAGACTTCCAATCTAGCGCGGTGGGTTCAATTCCCACATACTCCTCCACAGGTTTGGTAGTTTATCCTTCAAAAGCTACCAAGAAATTTTGACTTTCTGGATATTTTAGTGTATAATATATTTAGAAAGTGGATAGATACTCCGGCTTGGCGTAAAAGCTATCGCGGCGGTCTCTAAAACCGCAGAACTTGGAGCGTTACCAAGAGCCGGTGCCATACTAAAGGCGCATACAGCAATCCTTATAATAGGTAAAAAATTTGTCTGCAAAACAAATCTAGTTGGTTCGAACCCAACACAAAATTTGCGTCTTGAGTTTACATTTCAAAAGAAAGAAAGGAAAGTATTTATGTCTACAAATAAAGGTTATATGAAAGCTTATAACTCCATTGCAAAGCCTGGTTCTAAGTCCTCTATTGCGCGTCAGGTAAAACTTTCTGCGCGACCCACTATCGTTCATTCTTGTAGTGTATGTGGCGCGCAGGGAACCTTGTATCGTGTAAATAAGGGCGAGCATCCTGCAACTTATGTTTGTAAGGAGCATCGGGCGAAGTAAGTTTCGCCCTATATATTGTGCTTTAGCTCAGTGGTGAGAGCCGGCGACTTATAATCGTCAGACGATAGTTCAACTCTATCAAGCACAACCATTTGGGAGGAAGGATGTAATCCGTAATCTACCTCCACTAATATGGCGTAAGTAGCTTGGACTTTGCTCCGCCTATAATAGAGCCTAACTCAAAGCATTGTATTATAGAGCGTGAGAGCCAACATTTATGTTGGCTCCCGCAGTTTGAAAGCTAATTATTCATTTTTCCTACCTCCTTCTTTGTTCTCTTTTGGTCGTTGAGAGAATAAATAAAACGACTACCAATAGACTTTCACACCTCTGGAGGGCTACAAGTGGCAAATGAAAGTCTTTACCAAAGTAGAGAAAACCTTCTACTTGCGCGGAAACCATTTCGGAATTGACCACTGCGATGGTATCTTTGTTTATAGGTTATAGCCTAGTTAGCCATTATGGGAAGTTTGGTCAATGAAACATAGTGGCTAGCGTATTTGGTGCCATCGACTAATTGGCTAGGTCACGATCCTTTCACGGTCGTAATGTTGGGTTCAAGTCCCACTGGCATCTCCATATATTACTAATACATTAGAAAGGAAGAGACAAATGGACATCACTAATCTTGACACCTATAATGCGCGTATGGCCTCCTCCATTGAGGATAAAATGTGGTTTTGGGATAAAGTCAAATATACTACAAACACTATTGTAGATTATGGATGCGCCGATGCGTCTCTTCTTTTGCATATCAATGAAGAACATCCTTATCAGACCCTTATTGGTTATGATGCCTCTGATGATATGCTAGTCCGCGCGAAAGAAAAAACTAAAGATACCCCTATTTGCTTTGTAGAAAGTATTTTTGAGCCAGATATGAAAGATACGTGCCTTGTTCTTTCATCGGTTGTTCACGAGATTTATTCTTATCAGTCGAAAGAAGATGCAGATTTTGAACTGGGTATGATTTTTGACCTTGGCGCGAAATATATTGCAATTCGTGATATGGGTATACGAAATATATGCCGTAATATAGAAACGCCGATCGATATTCTCAAAAGCATTTATGCGCGCGATGACATTGCAAAGATTGCTTCTTTTGAAAAATGTCAAGGTCGTATTTCTAATTGGGCAAATTGTATTCACTATCTTTTGAAGGCGCCATATGACGAGAATTGGGCGCGAGAAGTGGAAGAAAATTATGTCCCGTTTACTATGAATGAAGTGCTCGCGCAATACAATGTGGATAGTCCTGTCAAGTATGATGTGGTGTATTTTGAAGCATATACTTTACCCTATGTGCGCGAGCGCATTATTCGAGATTATAATATTAGCTTGTATGCGCCTACTCACTACAAACTGCTTCTTGAACGTCGCTTCTAATTTATATGCCACCGTGATGGAAAGTATACATACAAGCCTTAGAAGCTTGCGCCCGCAAGGGATTGCGAGGTCGAACTCGCCGGTGGCACCAATAAAATTTGAATTTTCTGAAAATTTAGTGTATAATATATACATAAGATGAAGAAAGGAAAGAAAATCTAATGGCTTATTTTGATTGTATGGGAACTTGCGGGGTTAGCCCTTTCAAGTGCAAAAACTACTATTGTAGTGGTAATCCTCACTATACTCCGCCGAAGCGGAAAGTGAAACCTAAGCAGGGTTCTGGCAATCATCCTGTCCGTTCTCTTCGTGCGAAAATTCGTAAGGATGACGGACGTGGATATAATTTCTTTAGAGACATGGCGCGAGACGAATAAGTTTAGCGTTTAGCGGAAGGCTCTTACAGCGATAGATTTATAATTCTATTGTATTATTGGTTCGACTCCAATTACGCAAATGCGTATAGCTTAGTTGGTAAAGCAAATAAAAATTATTAGAGCCTTGGATAGTTTACCTTAGATAAGTTTGGATTTTAGTTAGTTTTTGGGTAAAGACCCCTACAGCAAATATTCTATTTGGACTTGTAATCCCGTGATGGTGGTTCGAATCCATCCCAGGCGGCCTGTGTGGACGCGGTAGCTCAATCGGGTAGAGCGCGTAAAATTGTGGGTCTTGAGTTATGCTTTGTTGGATTGGTACTCCTTAGTAAATAAAGGCGCGGCACTGCAATCTTTGAAAAAAGAATGTGATATAATATATACTGTCGAGCGACCTCGGTAGGCTTGACCCCAAGTTCAGCTGGATTATCCAGCCCGCGCCTTGTATTTATGGATGGTTATCTCAACTGGAAGAGAGCTCGCCTTACACGCGAGAGGTTAGAAGTTCAAGTCTTCTACTATCCACCATAGATTACCACTTGTTAGATTGTTATCCTCCTGAGACGTCAGCTAGTTCTGGCAATCAATAAGTGAATAATCTACGTCCAATATCTCACTCACGACGTAAAAAGTTTGTGAGGTCGCAAAGGAGAGATGCGTGAGCGGGTCTCACTCCAGACTGCGTTAGGTCGAAAAGATGTCTAGCTCAACCTTTTTCTTTGTCTGTTCTTTTAGTGGGAGTATCGAAAAATGAACGGCAGAAACGTTTCGAGGTTCGAGTGGTTCCCTTGGGAGGACCGAAAACCACTCACTATGCTTCCATACCCCAATAGGTAGAGGGGAATGGCTCAAACCCATTGTAGTCTCAGTTCGAATCTGAGTGGAAGTACCAGCAGAAGTTAACAATCACAATTTTTATTATGCGCATCTTGGACGATTTCTATTTGCGTAACTTGGTTTTAGTAAGTTAAGATGTTCTTACTTAAAATAAAAACATCTTTTATGGGAGATTAGCCTAGTGGTTGAGGCAGTCGGCTGTTAACCGACCTACAGGTGTTCAATTCACTTATTTCCCGCCAGAACGGTTGTTGGGCCAACCGTTTCGTTTCCTCTTTTTCTTTGTAGGGTTTGGCAGTTTTCCTTGGGGTCTTACTTCTAAAAACTGCCTTTCATATTGAGGATGTGGTGTAATGGTAGCATTCCTGTTTTGGGTACAGGCGGAGCCGTTCAAATCGGACATCTTCAACCATATATCAAAAATTTAGGAGGTATATTATGCCTAAGGTACTCTTTGAATGTAATGATTGTGGCAAGTTCTATGGCAGTGAAGCGGAAGCTCTTGCTTGTGAGGAAACTCATGCTAGTGAACGCAAGCGTAAGGAAAAGCTTCAGGCTGAAAAGAAAGCTCGTCTGGAAGCCATTCGTGAGCAGTATAAAAAGCTTCTTGCGGACATTCGCAAGTTCAATGAGGACTATGCGGAACCTGCGACGATAAGTTATACAGGCGCACTGGATAGGGTGCTGGATAGTTTCTTCAAGTTGTTCTAAGTAGGTTATTGAATAAGATATAAAGGCGCATAACAGCAATACATTATATAAATATTTTTTGAAAATATATTATGGAAATGCGCCTTGATTTATATATTCGCGCGTGTTGTAATAGTAGCAAACAAGGCTTTGACCCTTGGGGAAGTGGAGCATAACCATTCGCGCGAGCCAGATAGGAGGATAGACCAAAGTAATTACTTGGTTGACAAGAATAGCTCCTTCTTCCTCCTTTTTTTTATTTTGGAGCTATGATAAGGAGCATATAATGACATATAATGAAATTTTTGGTTGATATTTATATATTGATCCTAATCAATATGTAAAAGATTTAGACCTTGACAGGCTTATAACGCCTTTTCAAATTATTCCCTTTGAAGAAAAAATCCTTCAGAATTATTTGACCTCGATAAACATTCGTTTTGGTAATGCTTTAGAGGCAGTTGTGAAATAATATCTAATTGAACGCGGTGCTCAATATATCGATAGGCATTTTATTTCTGGAAAGGATTGCGATCAGTTGTTTACTTATAATGGTAAAACGGTCCTTATTGAGCAGAAAGTCCGTGATGACCACGATAGTACCAAAAAAGTCGGTCAAATTGAGAATTATTTGGATAAGAAATCAAATTTGGCAAATGCTTTATGTTGTTGCTGGTTTATTGACCCCAATTTTCAAAAAAATAAAAAATATTATTTGTCTCAAATCGGAGATGAATTATATTATGGTAAAGAGATAGAGTATTTTCTTGAAAAGGTTTTTGAGGATAATCGGTGTGATGGTCTTTATGATTTTTTACAATTGGCTATTCAAAACTATAAAGCGACTTTATCATTAAAGAGTTTACCTTTGAATATCAATTATAAAGAACTGGGGACAGCTACTTTATATAAACTATTTAAAAATTCATCTATTCGAGAAAGTGTTAGTAATATTTTCTTTGATGGACATATCCCATATAAAGAAATTTATGATTATGCGAAAAAGGCACGAAAAATTTCTGCGACAGAGAAATTAGTGGCTTTACTAGAGGAGGAAGGTAATGTATAAAATTTATTAGGGTGACGCTTTAGCTCTTTTTCAATAGATAGCAGATAAATCTATTGACTGTATCATAACTGACCCTCCTTATGAAGTTATATCAGGGGGCGCACAAGAAAATCAGTATGTCAATCGGCCTACTGGCATTTTATCCAAGAATGACGGAAAGATTTTTGAACATAATGACATCGATATTTCTTGTTGGATTTCAGAGTGTTATAGAGTGCTGAAAGATAATACCCATATATATATTATGACAAACTTTTTGAATCTTGAACATTATCTGGCTGAGATACGTAAAACAGGGTTCAATATCCACAATCTTTTGATATGGAAAAAGAATAATGCCACTCCCAATCGTTGGTATATGAAAAATTGTGAATATATTATCTTTGCACGAAAGGGTGAAGCAAAGCCTATCAATGATTGTGGGAGTAAAACCGTTCTTGAATATAATAATGTAAAAGATAAACTACATCCTACAGAAAAACCACTTGATTTACTTGAAAAACTAATTACAAATAGCACTAATGTTGGAGACATAGTTTTAGACCCATTTGGCGGAAGTATGTCAACAGCATTGGCGTCAATAAAGACGGGAAGAAAAGCTATCTCTTTTGAAATAGATGAAGAGTATTATAAAAGTGGCCTTGCTAGGTTAGATGCTTTCGACCCAAAAGATATAGTTGAGGTAAAACCAAAGGTAAAACCTCTTACTCCAAATCAACTTGTTATTTTGAAAGTGCTTCAAGATAATCCAGAAAAAGACTATTCTGGTGCTGAGTTAGCAGAAATTACAGGTTTGTCTTCGCGTACTTGCTCTGGTTGTATTACTCCCTTGTGCTCCGCGGAGCTTGCTGAAAAGACAAATAAAGCCTCACCATTTAGAGTGAGATTGAAATCTAAAATTTGAATAATTCCAAAATATATTGTATAATATATACATAAAGTAAAGAAGAAAGGAAACACTAAAATGGAAACCTATCCTATTGAGAAGTACAAGTTCATTATTCTCCCTGAGCAGAAGAAAGTCATTGCACTTACTTCATATGCTGGCAAAACTGTAAAGGGTGTTGCTGTATGCAGTGAGCACGATGAATTTGACGTTGAAACGGGCAAGCGACTTGCTTCCGCGCGAGCTAACGTAAAGGTAGCAATGAAGCGTAAGGCGCGTGCTGAAAAGAAGCTTGCATATTTCGATAAGATTATTGATGATGTCGAGCGTGAGTATCATGAGCTTGAAGGTTATGCTTATGATGCTGGTGAACGGTGGGAAAATGCGATTGATGAACTGGCTAACGTGCTGAATGATGTGGGTGCGCTTGAGCCGATGGATGTTGAGTAAGGAGTAAATTTATGGGTCGGCGCGAAAGTAAGTATTGTGAAAAGTGTGGGTGCTATGTGCCTGAAGGAGAGACAGCGTGCGTTTCTTGCGGGTATGACCCTACCCCAAAACCTGCGCGTCGACCCGACCCTCTTGCAGATATGTATGCGCGAGACCCTTGGGCGATAGCGCAGTATCATACTCCTTTACCTGTGGATTACGCGCAACTGGTGAATGTAGCACCGAAGGTAAGACAACATACTTTGAATGAAGTGCCTGATGAGTTGAAAATGGAGAATACATATGAGCAGTTCGCACGAGCAATGGACTGGGCTTCTTGTTCAACCGCCCAAGCCTCCGAAGCTTTTACTCAACTTGCACGAGACCATCGAGATGCGCGGAAACAAGTAATGTTGCATGAAGTTCTTTGGGCGAAGGGTGGAAGAGGTAACTCTTCAATAATTAAAACTCCAAATTGTATCAAAAATAATATGGATAAAAATTGTTTAGAACTTTGTGAATATTGTTATTGTGAGCAAAAGAAAGAAGATATATATAACCACAAGATTATTAGGACATATAAATGTTTGAAATATCCCTATATGTCCTTGTCCTATACAAGCACAATCAACTGAACCGGCGTTCAGTCCCGACTTGAAATCGGTGAGTAGGCGAGAGCCTATGGGGATCGACACCTCGGTTGTGCGCCATAAATAGAATAGTAGGGTTAGCCTGTTCCGTGGTGATGCGCGGGTCGCACCTTTGAGAACGCCTTGTATACGGGTAAAACAGAGCACAAGCCGGCAATGTTCTCTCTATTCTATTTTATATGCAGAGTAAACCAGCAAGGTGTTGGGCTCGCCTGCTAAGCGAAGTGTAGTCATAAGGCTATCTGGTTCGTGTCCAGTGCTCTGCGCCATATGCCAGAGATTGGTGTTGAGTGGGTTCGAATCCCACCGCTGGCATCAAGGGCTTTTGCAATAAGCCCAAGAGATTGCAATCATGTATATTGGGAGGAGTTGAGACCCTACCCAATATATATGCCTTCGTAGTATAATGGCTATTACTTCGGATTTGTAACCCGAAGATAGGTGTTCAATTCACCTCGAAGGCTCCATTACCGCACGGATGGCCATGGTTCCAATACGACGGTATTACTTCTATATTGAAGGTTTGGTGCGGTATATAAATGAATATGGGCCTAAATTCAAATGGTAGAACCTTCATTTGAATAACAAAGTGTGATACATGTGAACAGATAGAGCACTAAGCGCACGGGTCTTCCGGAGGCCTTCTCTATCATCTATGCTCTAATAGTTTAGTAGGAAAAATACCGGCGTTGTCGGAGAGAGCGGTTCGAATCCGTGAAGGGGCCGTGGTTCTTCCACCACGAAGAGAAGCGGGTGGTTTCCACCGTTAGGAAACTAAGATACCGAGTGACACGTGGTATCCATGGGAGGATACGTTGACTTCCACTATTGGTCTCCTCAATAGTAATGTAGATGGAGTGACATCCGGAAAAGAGCGGAATAGCGCATTAGACGTTGTGATGTGCGCCATAGGTATATGGCCGGAAAAAGATACCCATCCCGTCTGCGAGGACGGGAGCCTATCCTCTAATAGCAAAGTGGTAATGCATACCATCCCAAGTTTACGTAAGAAGGTAACCATTGGTTCGAGTCCAATTTAGAGGGCGCCCGCGTATGCGGGCTATTTTATTTTATGGAGAGATGAATTATGGATTATTTGGGTTATAAGACGATAAGACTTAATGACGAAGCATTGAGCCAACTCTATACCAATGGAAATTTAGGTGCAGGCGCGCCAGAATTTTTGGTGAATGAGTATCTTATAGCGACAGATAAAGATGATAATCCAGTGGACTATTTTAGGTATACTACTGATGAGATTTTCGTTCGTGTTCCATTTCTCACTATGTCATCTAGTCGTGGAGAAAAGTTAAAACCACGCAATCAAGAACAAAGAATTGCTTTTGATTTGATGAAAAATAAAGATATCCCAGTCAAACTGCTTACAGGAACATGGGGCGCGGGTAAGACAATTGCTTTGATTGGACAAGCTATGGAAGACCTAGAAGCTGGCGTATTTGAAAAAATTACTTGGGTACGTAATAATGTACAGGTAAAAGATACCGATGCTCTTGGCGCGTTGCCGGGTTCTTCTGAGAGTAAAATGTTGCCATATGTAATGCCTTTTGCTGACCATTGTGGTGGGGCAGATGCCGTTGAACAGATGATTGAAATGGGTCTTTTGGAAGTAATTCCTCTTGGCTTTTTACGCGGGCGCAGTATCCGCAATTCAGTTATTCTATGTTCAGAGGCAGAAAACCTTACTAAACAACATATCCAACTGCTTCTTGGCCGTTTGGATACTGGAAGTCAGTTATGGTTCGATGCAGATGTACGCCAGAGAGATAGAGAAGCTTTTGTAAAATCTGCGGGTATTGAGACTATGGTTGAACGATTGAAAGGAAATCCCTTATTTGGATATGTCCATCTACAAAAATCTGAACGGTCACCTGCTAGTAGGCTGGCTGACCTTTTGAATGACTAATCTCCAGGAGGCTCGCGAAAACGAGCCTCTTTTTTAGAATATGTAGTATACAAAATCTACTTATAATTAGAAAAATAACTTGTAGGTGGTGAGTGTATGGCTACACCAAGAAAAAAACTGTCTAACAAAGATGGAAGTAATGTCCTTTATAAATAGAATAGTGGTCTTGTATATTACTAGCGTCTTGCTGAAGATGCAAAAGTAAATCCTCTTTATGGAACATTGTATAATCATGCGACGGCTTCTCTTTCAAATGCGCAATCTTTTGCACAATCTAATTTGCCTCGTATTGCGTCTTCATTGAAAGTCCAGGCTCAAAATGAATTGAAAAAAGAGCTTATGGCATTGGAGAAGGCTTGGGGTACTACCTTTAGCGCAGAAATTATGGCTTCCCCAAATTTTTATAAAGATTTGATTGAAGCTATCAATGGAGTAATATAGTCAAAAGATGTGTATGAAAGAAACATGGCTCGTATAAAGTATGGCCAATCTAAAGCGACATCTCTTGCTAAGATAGATATATCTTAGATGTTTGGCTCATATTTTAATACTTTTTGGAACAAGGGCGGTCAAGAGGCAATGACAAGGGCAATCAAAGAGCACCTAAAAGAATGGAGAGATTTAGATGCTTATTCTATGGCTAAAGCAATAGATGCAAAATTGCCTGAACTAATAAATAACACTCTCATCAGAATGTTTGAAAGTCAACCTTTTGACCCAAAGTGGGGCACAAAGGATGGTAAGGTGGTAGAACCTCTATCAGAATCATAGCTAGTAAATCAAAGTTGGCAAGCATCTGTAGACGCAGGAACGAACCCATATATTCAACTTGCCGAAGAACTACGTATGTTAGGTGGCGACCTTAGTAAAAATCCTTTGCTACAATAGGTTTGGACAGTGATGGGTTTTGATAAGTCAAGAGAAGAAATACTCTAGGTAGCAAATGAACTCAAGCAACCTGAAAGGTCAAAAAAGAAAGCTATAAAAATTCTTTCAGAAAAGATAGGTAGTATTTCTGGTAGCGCATCTAAAATGGGTAATTTAGCCGAAGTCATATTGACAGCTATAGCATCAAAAGTAAATGCAGGTAATTCTGATATTACCGTAATCCACGGTGGCGACATCAATAAACAAAAAGCAGATATTGTATTTTTCTATAGAGCAAATGCAGGTACATATTTGGACGCCCAACAATAGGCATTATAGAACGCAAAAGCTAGACAAGATGCTGAAGATAGTATTCGTATGTAGAACGTTATAACTAATACTGCTTTGGGTAAATTTATGTCTGGCTCAAATCCCATTACTCAAGAGGGCTTCAATTTTATCGCATACGTTAATGCGAAAAGTTATACCTTGGGTAAAAACTTTAGAGGTTTTCACGGTGAGACCGAAATTTCTATGAATACTTTGAGTGGCATGCTATCTAAAGATGCAAATCTTAGCACACGCGGAGCTAGTGCTCTTATATCACAACTTATACAATTTACAAAAGGCGCTGTTGGTGATGGAAAAGACCCTGGGCCTATACTTGACAGTTTTGCAGAGACTATTGCAAGTTTCTTATTTGATGACTATGCGACTTTATGTACTAGTCTTGTTCCAGAAGGACATAATGCCTTACATTTCTTTGCGCTTGATGGGGTTTATATTCCTTTATCTTTCTTCTTGGATAAGATAAGCGACACTATTGCAAGATGTTCTGATGAAATGGATAGCTTTTTCAAATTCTCTTTACTCACTGGCAAAATTAAATATGGCTCTTTGCCCTTGGAAAAGTTTAAAAAGGGGATGTGGGGAGAACAAGCAGCAGAAGCTATGGCGCAAACTAAATTATCTTTGATATTCTTGCGAAACTTCTAGGAACTGATGCGGGCATTATAATTTTGATTTATTTCAAAATTTATGGTATAATATACATATAAAATGAGGAGAAAACCTATGGATGATTTTGAAACTACTTTTGAAAAAGAATTTCCAGGTGTACATATTGTTGGTGCAAAGACTGTAAGACGATGGGATTTACTTATGATAATTCTATCTATTGCAGTTTGTATTGTGACAATATTTACCGCGCGCCTGGTATATTTCAAGAGTATATTTATATTTGTATGTATATGTGTGATTGGTGCAGGCGCGCTATATTATCTGATTAGGTCAATCATCCCTAATAAAAGCGATAGATTGATTGTAGAAATTGATAAGGATGCTAATTGGAAACAAATTGTATCTTATTTTACAGTAGAAGCAACCAATGAGAATGATGTGTATATTATTGAAGAAAGAATGAATCCGTATCTTGTAAGAATAGATAAAATCGATGATGAGGATGATGACGAATGAGTATAATTATGTTTTGGGTCGTGCTTGTAATGTGTATGTATGGTGCGCTCAGTAGTTTTTTGGAGTATCGAAATTCTAAAAACAGAAACCAGCTTGGTTGGTCTATTGGCTGGCTTGTGCTGTGTGCAATGAATATCATAGTAGAACTTATTTGAGAGGGGTTATATACCCCTCTCTTTTATTTTATAAATTTGAAATTTTTGAAAAGATATGGTATAATATATATAGAAAATGAGAAAGGGGCTTTGACTTATGACTGATATGGAAATTATGAATTGTGTGGAAATCGCGCGAACTTTTCTTGATGATAATGATGCAAAGAACGAGCCTCTTTGGTATGATGAATATGATACCCATGATTGCTGTGTTGGTGCAGTGAAAGAAGGAGCATCTAAGGCAGTTATTATGACTGATGACTGTGATTATGTCGTAAAGGTGCCATTCAATGGAACAACTTATTACAATGATGAATGCATTCATTGTGAAAAATGTGCTCGACGCGCAGAATATGAAGAGCAGATGGCTATTCGTAAAGAGGAAATCTACAAGAAAGCTGAGCGTCTTGGCTGTGCTTTTTGGGAAGCTGCTATGGATATACCTAAGATTGATGACCCTTGTGTTGGCTGTGATAGTTATGAATATGAAGAGGGACACGAAAAATTCACTGGTGCTGGCATTGACTACCGGCGTGATTATGATGTGGACTTTGAGGAAGATGACTATTGTGGCTCGGAAGCTTGGCTGTATGCACAGGCTTGTGAGTGGGGCGTAGAGCAGGCTTTTGTAGAAGTTGAACCTCTTGGGATGATTGGTATCCATCCTATTTATGCGCAGAAGAAAGTAAGCTTTCGTGAGCCGAAGGTTTGCTCCGCAGATAGCAAGCAGAAGTTCAAATCTCTGTACCCTACACGCTATACTATTAACGAAACTCTTGGCGGGCTTTTGGTGGAAGCTTATGGTGAAGAGTTTGTGGCGAAGCTTTACAGGTTTATTGACTTTTACCATATCGGTGATTTGCATAATGGAAATTGGACAATTGTTGATGGGAAGCCGAAGATTGTAGATTATGGCGGATATAAGGAGTGCAACTGATGGGTTGGAACAAGATTACGAATGGGCTTTTTCCTTATAAACCTAAGTTTTGTTGGAGGAATATAAAAAGATTTCCCTGTCTCTTTCGGAGAATAGGGTATATTTTGAAGCGCGGATATAGTCCTATTGCTCGATGGGACTATGGTGCTTGGTTTATTGATACGACGAAAGATATTTTTACAGAGTATCTAAAGTATCATGCTGGGTATAAGATTATTGATGAAACGAAAGATGAAGAGTGGAACCGTCAGGCTTGGGAGAACATCATCAAAGAGATGGTTGATTGTCTTGAACGGATGGATGAAAGTCAATATTATGACACTAAGCCTTGTAGATATGATGAAACTGGGGATAAAGACGATTTGATGAAGTGGTATGATGAGGTTTGGAAAGAGATGGAAATTGCGAAGCGTCGTTTCTTTCTTCTCCTCAATAAATACTTTTATGATTTATGGGATTGAGAGGTAATATAAATGGGAATTGAAAAATATAAAATTTTACCTTCGCGTCTGGTCGGAAGTGGAGATAATGACTATGATGTGTTTAGGTTCGATGATGACGACCATAAGCAAATAATTTGTTTCCTTCAAGAGGATAAGGATGAACAAGTTATTTGCTATGAGATAAAGCTTATTGACTATGTTCTTCTTGCAGAGTGTATGCAAGAGCCAGAATTTGCTAAATGGTTATATTATACCATTTTGACGTTGAACTCTGTAGCACAGGGAAGGAAAAAGAAATGATATTCAAAGATTACGAACTGCGTTTGCTGGCTGGCGCGGACGATACATATGAGATTGTCAAATGGGATAAACATCATAAGAGTTGTTTTGTGATTTGCTTTTTGAAGTATGATTCTAAAGAAAGATGTTATGATGTTGAAAATGTAGGGATGAGACCTTTTGAAGTTTGCGCGAACACCAAGGGATTTGCAGGTTGGATACAAAAGATAGTCGAAACGTTGAACTATATCCGTATCTTTGAAGATGAGGATGATTTTGAGGAATAAATTATGAATGGATTTATTGATTATAATGTATTCAATGAATTGCTGACTGAGTTATGCGACCGTTGTGATATGTATTGGATCGACGGATATTGTGCGAAGAATTGTAGATGGGCAAAATATCGTTTTGATTTAGGAAAATTGAATAAAGAAAAAGATTGATTTTTCTATAAATTTATAGTATAATATATATAGAAAGTGAGGGAAAGATGTATGGCTGATTTCTATGTCGCGCCGTCTTATCGTGGCTATTCTATTCTGCGCGGACCCTATACCAAAGATAGAAAAGAGTATGCGATAATTGACTTCAAAGGAAAAGAAAAAGAAATCCGTATCTACCGCCAACCGCAAAAGAGTTGGAAGGAGCCCGCGTCGACTAAGTCTGCTCCTGCGGTTGACCCTACATCAAAACCTCACTATGAAGAAGTTGATGGGTGTATGCGCGCAGTAGGATTGAAAGATGCTACACTCGCATCGCTCATTGGCTTTGGAGAGCAAGGCTACATTGATATTGTAGTGTTGAAAGATGGACTCGCGCGAACTGAATTTTGGAAGTATACGTCAATGAATGGGTTGCATCCCTTCCGGCATAATCGTATGATTGGAGTATATCTGCCCGAAGGAATTGAGTGCCCCAAGAACGTAAAGCTTTCTTTCGCGCGAGCCACCAAATTTGACCTTTTGGTCGATGATAATACTTGGCGTCCGCGCGAAGAAGTATTGGATAGGCTCTGGGAACTGCGTGGAGAGACCCCTGAATTAGTAACCTATGAATGGAAATTTACTTCTAAGGAAACCTTAGAGAAATGGAAGGAGAATAAAAAATGAATAGATTTTCTTTTTGTCGTAATAATTATGGGACTTCCTCTCGATGGAGTTCCGATGAAGAGAGCACCGCAAAAGCTGAAGACGCAATGTGGGCTGATGTGGCAACTTATTTGCGTATCCTTGCGCGCAATGGGCGTGATGCTATTGTAAGCGTTGAGGATGGCGGATTTGTAGTTTCTGTTGAAAATGATTATAGTGACTCTGCAATGGGTGGAATGATGCCCATGTGGGTTGATGAAGATGAAATGGATGCTGTGCTCAATCATCGTAGTGAGGTAAAAAATGGAGACGTTGACCAGTAAGTATTGCCCTGTATGTATGGGTAAAGGAGTTATCTCACATCCATATTCTTGTGATGATGGGGCAACCATTTACGAGAATGAATTTTGTCGAAACTGTAATGGAGAAGGCTACTTATTTATGGGTGATGACGTAATGACGAATGAAGATAAGCTCCGTTCTGAGATTGCCTCCTATAAAGGATTAGCTAATTTTCTGTCGAAGGTTTGGAGCGACGGCGGGTGTAAGGAGTGCCCTGCGCGAGAGATTTGCAAGCAGAGCCAGCGAGATGAGATTCTTCCTTGTAATGAAGCTGTGAAGATATGGCTCGCGCAGACAGTAAAGGAGTAAATTATGTTTTGGGTGATTGTTATGCTACTATTTATCGCCGCCGAAATTTCTGTTATGAATGATAAGATTTGATGGCAGGCGCGCAAAGTAAGTATAGAATTGAGGCAGAATTTATGTGAAAAATTTTGCCGGAAATCACTTGTTCACCGAAAGTATAGATTGACACGAGAAAGTATGTAAATTAGTATAAATTGGACATTGAAAAGTAGAGTTCGGAAACCTTTTTTCTGGTGGTGAACTCTATTTTTTTTGACTTTTTTGAAATTTTAGTGTATAATATATATAGAAAGTGAGGGGAAAAGAATTGATTGCGCTTCTGATTATTTTTATTATTGCAATATTATGGTTTGTGATGTATATGGTAATAAATTTGGTATGCTGGGATGATGAAAAGAAGCAACTAATTCATGATTTTCTTCGTTATTATAAAAAAGTAGAAAAAAATAGTTCAACTTATATTCATCTTACCTTCAAACAATTTCTTGCTTTCTATAATGTTGCTCCTGAGAAGTGGGATGTTTGGAACTATGATAAGCTTTATTTCATTTATGAGAATGAAATGGGCGAACGTTTTCACGTCGTATTTATAACATATGGTGAACAACTCAAATATCGGATTTGGGAGAAGAACAAAAGTAAACACGAAGATAATCTATTTAGTGCGCGTAGAATGAATAGATTTATTGACAGCGTGCTCGCAGACAGCAAGCGAGCAGAGGAAGAAGCAATGCGTGAAGCGAATGAAGTCTATAAGCGTGTTGTGAAAGAGTTGGAGAAAGGAGAAAGTAATGTATCTTTGGGTAGATGACCTGCGTGAGCCTCCAGAGACAGGCGCTAACTGGCTGTGGGCGCGTAGTGTAAGTGAGGCTAAGGCTGCAATTATGTTTTATGAGCGTCAGCGTCAAGTGGATTTTATTCATATCGACCTTGACCACGATGCCGGAAGTTATGCGTGGGATGGCGGAGATTATATTGAGGTTCTGAAGTGGCTTGAGCAACATCAACTGCCGGATACCGGTTATACGTTCCATCTCCACACAATGAATCCCGTTGGGCGTGATAATATGCGCGCGATTATAAACTCTAATGGATGGAGGGAAATCAAATGAAAGTAATTCGTATTCTTGATGCTGGCGTGTTTGCTGATGAGCGAGGGAACATCATTCCTGACAATGAATTTTTCGATTGTATCTCACACGATGGGGATTACTTGTCTATTCGAACTGTGAGTCAAGTGCCTAGTTGGTTCCCACTCATTCGTTCTACCGCTCGGCGCGAACGTATTCAGAAGTTTGAACGGCTTTGGCAGATGGTAGAAAATGGAGGTTGCAAGTGAAAATTATCCAAGTGTATAAGGGTATGTTCAGTGATGATACCTATATTCTTGAGAATGGTTCATATTGCGACTATTCAGAGATTATAGAGTTTATGTGCTATCCGCATAGTGATTGGCACAATATCAAGAGTGTCAATTGGGATAATCTTGATAAGGATGAGCGTGCTCTAGTTATGGATAAGATTGATGACCCTGAAAAGTGGGAGAAAATTTTTGAGAAAGTGTGGTATGTACATTGATGAAAGACCTTTATGAAGTGATGCACTACGGTACGATTACCCACGACTACCAGTGGGAAGAGCATTTCACAGATAGACCCACAAAATTTCGTCGTGTGCGCATTTTCCTCTATGAGGGGCAGTATGTTCTGGTTGAAGAGCTTGATGGCATTATTATTGATACTGCGGAGCTTGGTAAGGAAGAGGTAGAGTAATGGGTCAGAAGATTTGGATTACTTCTGATACCCACTTCAACCACGCTAATATCATTCCTTATTGCGAGCGACCATTTGTAGATGTGGAAGAAATGAATGAGACGCTTATCTATAAGTGGAATAATGTTGTGGGTAAGAATGATATCGTATGGCATCTTGGAGATTTTGCATTAGGTAGAGCTGAAGAGGTTTCTCAATTTCGAGAAAGGCTCAACGGAAAGATCTACCTCATCCGTGGGAACCACGACCATCATACCAATGGTTGGTATGTTGCGCGCGGGTTCGATAAGGTTTATGATAGACCTATCGTGATTGATAAGAATGTATTGCTGTCTCACGCACCAATTACCACAGAGTATAATTGTGGCGAGCTAATCAATTTGTTTGGTCATGTGCACAATAACCTCTATTGGACTATTTCACTTGGTGGTGCGTGTGTTTGTGTAGAGCATTGGGACTATGCACCAGTGCTTTTGAGTGATGTGAAAAAAATGGTTGAAAAGGAGAGACGAAGCTGTGATTGTTAAGAAAGAAGAGTATCTTGGGCTGAAGTATCGAATTGAGGAGCTGGAGAATATCCTTTGCCCACCTTCTAAGGGACACGAGTGGAAAGAAATCGAGGACGTGTATCAGTATGGACCTGAAACCGATGTGCTGATTGGTAAGAAGTGCCAGTGTACTCGATGCCTCAAGAAGAAGTTTGTGAGTTTCTGATGGATAGAGAAGATTGGCGTTTTGTTCGTATAATTATAGCCCTTCTTTGTGTGGGTGTTATGATTGTATGTATTCCTTTTGTATGTGTGAAAGTAAAAAGTGCCCAAATGGAAGCCCAAGGATACGAGTGGGTTGCTGGCGAATGTCAATGTTATTGTCCCTCTTGCGAATGTGATAAAGGTCATTGGGAACCAATTAGTGATTGACTTATAGGGCGCGGGTAGCATAGATTTTATGAATGGAATTTATGTAGCCCGCGCGAAGTAAGTAGAAAGGAAATATGGATAGAAAGAAATATAAATGGCTTGTAATTGGACTACTAATTGTGGTTCTGTTGTCGTATTTGATTACTAGTGCGCGAGCCACAAATGAGCCTAATGGATATGTGGTTAGTGAGACAACATTGTATAGCGGGCCAAGCTATAATGCGAGTAGTTATACGACGCTTGGTGCAGGAACAGAGCTTTGTGTGTATGGACGATACAACCAGTGGTATGAAGTTGGTTGGAATGGAAAGACTGGGTATGTATTGAGCGATTGTGTGGCTATTGACCATAAGCAAGATTATACAATTACTATTGATGCAACACCTATGCCTATTGCGCCAGTTGCCACTCCATTCAATAAACCAATGGAGCCCGCGCCCATTGAGCCGACTACTGCACCAACCCCTACTCCTACTCCTTCGGGTGATACCTCTATTGTAGAAAGTGCAGAAGCCTATTTTGGTGTCCCATATAAGTGGGGTGGAACTACTGATAAAGGTATGGATTGTAGTGGTTTTGTCCAGAAAGCTTACGAAGATGCAGGCTACTCCATTGGGCGCACCACCCAAATTCAGGCTCTTGAAGGCAAGGAAGTAGAAGACTATGCGCCCGGCGATATTTTGTGTTTTGGACGTAGTAAGTGGAACATCTTCCACACAGGAATATATATTGGTGACGGAAAGTTTATCCATTCTTCCTCGCCAGAAGGTGTGATTGTGAGTGAGCTTGATGGCTATGGATTGAAACTTATTATGGCAAGGAGAGTAAGTGAAGAATGAAAGTTCAAGAAGTAAATAAAAATCGATGCAGTTTTTGCGCTCTCAAAAAAGGTGATTGTTTCCGAAAAGGAACTGATATTTATATGAAAGTAGATACTTTTTATGCGCCTACGGCTAATCGTGCTAATCCTGATGCTCCTCAAGTTGCTTGTAATGCTGTGAATTTGGCAAATGGAAATTTTGAAAATATTGATGTTTATGAAGGCGTAACTTTTTGCCCTGATGCGGTTGTTAGTTTTTGAGGTAAGATGATGAAAATTGAATGTAATAAGAAAACTATTGTTCGGTTTCAAGACTTAAAGGCTGGTGATTTGTTCCGTGAGATTGACGCGCAGGCTGAGGCAATTATGATGAAAACTACGGATGTATTTCGATCTGATGGTTCGATGTTGAATGCGGTTTATTTGTCTGATGGCGAGTTTGAACGGTTCGGAGAGATGGAAGAAGTAGAGCCACTACCCAGCATAGTGGTAGTAAATAATTAAGCTATGAAAATTAGTTCTAAGTTAGAAACTACCATTCCTTTTAGTGATTTAAAATGGGGAGACTGCTTCCGATCTAAGGTTAGGAATAACGCTATCTTTATCAAAATTCCTTTTACTGAGGGCGGAAATTATAATGCCGTTATATTGGAGACCGGTTTGTTAGCTTGCTTTCCTTTAAATGAGCAAGTTGAGCCTCTGCCTAATGCTAAAGTCGTAATCTAAATTTTGATTTATTCCTAAATTTAGTGTATAATATATATAGAAAGTGAGGGAGAAATAATGAGTTCAATTACTAGTGACATTCTTCGCATCATTGATTGCGCGGGTGCTGACCCGACATTTACCGAAGTCTTTGCCGGAGTCTTTGCGCGGCTAGGTTATGTAACTCACATTGAAGTAAAGGACACTCTTCGATGGCTTGAGCATAAGGGATTTATTGTATCCTACTACTGCCCGTCAATGCGTCAGTCTCGTTATTATCTCTCTGCTCAAGCTGAACATTTGATGGATGAAATTGACGGGTGCGCGCACAAGTAATTCAAATTTATATTTTGACTTTTCAAAAAATTTAGTGTATAATATATATAGAAAGTGAGGATGATGTATGGATAAGAAAAAGGTTTGGGTTGTTGAATACGAGGGTGGAGATACAGAGGTGTGTTCCACTGAAGGTTCTGCATACCGGCAGGTACTGCGTCATTATATTGAGATTCTTGCAGACAATCTTGTAGAAATTAGAAAAGAGCTCAATACTGATAGTGTTGAACACGTTTATGAAACTATTATTGGCGACCTGAAAGACCTCGCGCGAGAGCATTATATAGATGGTGTTATGTGGATGCGCGAAGCTGAACTTGTGGATTGAGATATGTAAGTGGGATAATAAGGAAAGGAATAGTAAAAATGAAAGAAACTAATATTGGAAAGTACGTCATCGTTCGTGGAAATCACTCTGGGGTATTTGCTGGAACTCTTACTGCCAGAGAAGGACGAGAAGTTCAACTCACCGATTGTCGTCGTATCTGGTATTGGAACGGCGCGGCAAGCATTTCCCAGCTCGCTATTGACGGCACAAGCAAGCCGAATGATTGCAAGTTCCCCGCACCGGTGAAGGAGATTACAATCCTTGACGCCATTGAAATTATTCCTTGCACAGAAAAGGCTGAAGCTAGCATCAAGGCGGTGCGCGAATGGAGATGCTGACACGGGAGGCTTTCCTCCATACGGATTTTTTCGATTACGGTGACGGCTATGACGACGGTTATGGCGAAGGTGATGGTTCCGGCTATGGTTTCTGCGACGGCGACGGCCTTGGTGATAGTTCTATTTTCAGGTATGGCTCTGGCTCCAGCGTCGGTTATGGCCGCAGTGATGGTTCTGGCTACGGTTATAGTCTCGATCCCATTTATGGCTTGAAATCCCTGAATGGCCAGCTGGTTGATATGATTGATGGCGTACCAACAATCCTTACTAGTATCATCGGTAACGTTGCCAAGGGGTTTATTGTTGGTCCTGATTTTTCACTTGCCCCGACCTTTGTGTGTAAGCAGGGTAATACATTTGCCCACGGTGAGATACTCCACGAGGCGTGGAAAGCACTATTGGAAAAGCTTTTTGATAATATGCCTACGGAGAAACGCATAGAGGCGTTCTGCAAGGAGTTCAAGTCTGGTATCAAGCGCCCAGCGATGGATTTTTTCTCGTGGCATCATCGTCTCACTGGAAGTTGTGAGCAGGGGCGACGAGAGTTCGCTTGGCAACATCATATTGATATTGACCACGATGAACTGACACCTGAAGAGTTCTTCGCACTGACACGTAATTCATATGGAAGCAGTATTATCCGGCAGACGGAGAAAGCATTTGCTTGCCAGAGTGAAGTAGAACCTATGAATTGAAAATAAGAAATAAGGAAAATTTGAAGTTTTCTAAAATTTAGTGTATAATATATACATAAGATAAAGAAAGAACAAAATATTTTATTGGGCAAAGCCCAGAAAGGAAACAAAACTATGTCCACTACTACTACTACCGAAAAGACCCCGAAGCTCACGCAGAAGCTCTTCTTCCAGAACGTCCTTGCGATGCTCCATGGCAATGACACCGAGTTTACTGCTGAAGAGATGGCTGAGTTTGCCGAAGCTCGCATCGCTAAGATTGACGAAACCAACGCGAAGAACCGCGAGGCTGACCGTAAGCCCACTGCTAAGGAGCTTGCCACCCAGGAAGAGAATGCTCGTCTGCGCGAAGCCCTTGTTGGTATCGTGCGCGAAGCTACTGAGCCTCTGGTGCGTGATGCTATCGCTGAAGCTCTTGGTGTGTCCCCCCAGAAGGTTAGTCATCTTGCAAAGGACGCTATCGCGTCTGGTGAGATTACCAAGGCTGAGACTAAGGTTGACGGCAAGAAGCGCGTTGCGTATGTCGTCGCCGGTGAGACTGCTGGCGAGTGAACCTTGAGTTGAGAATAAAGAGAGAAGTCCTACGGGATTTCTCTCTTTTTCTTTTTTGACTTTTTGTATTTTTTATGGTATAATAAATATAGAAAGTGAGGGAAGAAAATGAAGTATCCGAAGTGTTGTAAGGGTTGTGTGCATCTTCATCCGCTCTATGGGAATAGAGATAAGACTGGAAAAAGAACCATTTCTTCCTATGATTGTAGTAAGAGAAATGGATTTTTATTGGCAACTAAGAATGGTTGTGCCGAGAAGAAGATGAAGTAAATTTATGGTGCTCGCGCCAAGTAGAGAGAGGAGTTTGATTTATGGTTTACTTTACTAAAAAGTATGATGAAAATATGGAAAGCTATGATGGGCTTGTTGCTCTTGCTGATAAGTTTCTTGCCCATAATGATGGAGAATATATTTATAATGAAGATACTGGGCTTACTTTGACTAAGGTGGCAAAGAATCCCAGTGTATATGTTCTTTCACGCGATGATGGTGGAGATGAGATGTTTACGTCCTCCGTCTATAAGGCTGTGGATTATTTACTTTACTCGGGAGGAAGAAGATAAATGATTTATTTCCGTAAGGATTACTTTGATAATAGTAAAACATTCGATGATTTTGTGGAAGCCGCACAATGGTTCTTCAATTCGAGCGATGCAGAAGATACTTGTATTTATAATAGCGATAATGATGTATGGGTTACAAAGAATGCTCATACTTTTGAACATCCAGGACGATGGGAAGTTCATGACCAGTTGCTTTGTAAGTCTTACTTTACAAATTCTTTGGAAGAAGCAATGGATTGCATGTTTTCTTTGAGGCGCGCGTGATGGGACTTTGGACTGAACGTAAAAGTGGGATTGATGGCCTCGCGCCAGATGAGATACTTGTAAAGATTTTTGACCAGTCGTATGAGTGGACAGAAGACGATAATCGGTATCTTATGGAGTATTATTTCTATAAGGAGATAGGTTATCCTGAAGAAGCCGGACGTTGGACTTATCCTGTTGATGTGATTGTGGTACTTGACACGATAGACTACGGCGAGAGGTTCTTCCGTATTGGTTATGATTGCGGTTTGACGGAATACCAGGATACTATCGTATGGGATACACGCCCAGTGGAAGTTAGACTACATAAATATACGAAAACCATTGAAGTAGAGGAATGGGAGGAAGTATGAAGCGAGAAAATAAAGTAGATATTGATACATTGTACGAAGAACTTCGTGATTACTGCTTTGAAGTTCTTGTAGATAACACTAATTCTTGGCGCGGGCCTATTGGTGAAGATGAAAAAGCAGTTCGTGCAAGGTTTGCTTATATCAAAGGCGTATCTGATGCGGTCAGGTTTATGGATAATATGTTGATGTATTATGTTGAGGATATATCTAATGAAGAGGTTGATTGATTTTCTTTTTGCGCGAGCCACCCATAAAGAATGCTTCAAATTTATGCTGTGCGCGCGGTGTGTTTGGAAAAATAATGGAGGGTGTAGTGAATGGCAGGCGTGAATGTGTTGAATGTAGTTGAACGAACGCAGTTGCCTGATTGGGCAATTATATGTATACTACTGTGCGCATTTGTTATGGCAGTTTTCTTAGTTGAGTTGCTTGCTGGGAGTACAATAAAGAAAATAAAAATTGGTGGAATTGGGTTTACTTTGGCAGCAGTTCTAATTCTTATATTCTTTTGGTTAGGAATATTCACTTCTAATAAAATAGCGCAATATGAATGCACTATTGACAATAAGGTAAGTTTTGTGGAACTCTACGAGAAGTATGATGTGATTGAGCAACGTGGAGATATCTGGGTATTGGAGGAGAAAACAAATGGAAAAGTCGATTGATACGCTACGTGCAGAAATGTGGAGAGACCGCTACACTGCGATTTTCAATCAGTATTGTGCTCTTGCAAAGCGCGAACAAATTATGCGTGAAGAATATAATGTAGTGGCTCAAGATTTGGATGACTTCTATCAAGAGAGATGCGATTTGAAAGAAGCTCTTCTCCAGAAAGATCTTGAATGCGCGCGACTTCATCAGTGTTTGAAGGAACTTGTTGATGTAGGAACACAATACCTAGCTTTCTCTCAACCCATTGCTGGAAGTGATGGCTCGCGCGCAACACAGTTCCGAGAAGTAATTGAGACAGGAAGGAAAGAAATCAATGAATAATTCTAAGTTGACGAAGAAAGTTTGGAATAAAATGCGTGATGGAATCGTTGTAATACTTGCTATTCTCTCAGTATGCTTACTCTTCTCAGGTTGTAATAGTTCTTCAACATCTAAAGAGCATGAGCGCGAGCCAATAGGTTATGCCATTGTGAATGGTGAAAGATACGATATTACCAATTGGGGAGCATATGGTGGGCATCCTTATATCAAGACTGTAGATGGAATGAGAATTGAGGGTTGCGGCATTACAATATATCTCCCGCGGAGTTGAGTATGGATAGTAGTTGCGATTATGGTTATGGACCGTGCACGGCACCAGATACACTGTGCCCTCACTGGCAAGGCACTTTTTGTGAGTTAGATATATATTATGTTGAACTTGAAAAGGAGAGAGAATATGAGCGCGAGTCCGAGCTATAAAGATACTGTAGTATATATTGACCAGGAAGGCAACTACTTCCACGGATATGTGGATGGAAGCTTTAAGGCAAGTATGGAAGATTGCGCGCGATGGGCTGATGGAGAATTGAATGATGCGCAGTATATTGCTTTCTGCAAGTGGTTGGAATATAGATTGTTTTTGGAAAGCTGGCGCAGAAAGAGAGATAGAGTTGTGGATGGGCGGAAGTTGAAAGTTTCGCCTTGAGCCAGTGGTGTATGGAGAGCAAAAAATTGCTCTCCTTTTTTTGTTTTTAGAAAAGATACATCGCGCGCCCTCCATAGAAATGTATCATCACTACATTTAGTGCCTCGCGCGAAGCCTATATAGAACCTCCATTGAGCAAATCTATGGAGCCCGCGCAGTTTCAATTTTACTACTAAGTCTACTTCTAGACTAAATCAAAATTCAAACATTTTTATTATGGGATTTCTACTTTTTTATATTAGAAAGTATGGAAGATAGACTAGAAAAAAATTTTTATATATCTTGTAAGGAAAAATTTAGAGAGTATAGTAAAGAAAATCTACTTTATAAATGTAATAGGGAAATTTATTTAGTAAATACATTTATAAATACATTATATATATAGTAGTAGTAAAGTCTCCTACGGAGCCTTTTCTTTGAAGGATACCCCTCGCCCTCAGGGCGAGGGGGAGTGGCGGTCTCGCGTAGCGAGAGCGCGACAGGGGGAGTGGGTGTCAAGTAGATAATAAAATAAATTATAATATAATATAAATGTAATTATAAATGTATTTATAATGTATGCCTATCGCGCGAAGCGCATAGGGACATCAAAGTAGAGCACATAATTTATAGTGTAATTTTGAGTATAGTAAGCGTCAAGTGGGCGACCAAGTGAGTCACTAAATTATAAGTGTAGTTTTAGTGTAAGTTACAAATGTAATTCTAAGTGTAAGTAAAATATGGGTATAGGTGGCGCGTAGTGTAGTTTATAGTATAATTTATAAATGTAATTTATAAATGTAATTATAATGTATATTGTAAATGTAATTCTAATGTGTGGGTGGACGAATGGACGAGAGAAAGAACTTATAAATATAATTTATAAATGTAATTTTAATGTGTGTTATAAATGTAAGTAAAATGGAGCAAGTAGTAGAGCAAAGACAGGGGAAAATAAATAATTCCAATGTAATTCTAATATGTGCGCAGGAGAACGGGAGCGAGATACGAGGGCAATAAATGTAATTCTAAATGTAATTCTAAATGTATGTTTTAAATGTAATTATAATGTATGTTGTAAATGTATGTTCTAAATGTATGTTCTAAATGTATGTTCTAAATGTAATAAGGTTTGTTTTTTTTTTGCTTTCCGGGCCATACTATGGATACCTCGGAGGCTCTTTGGGGGTAGGGATTGAGTTATATAATCCCAAATTTTTTCCAAAGTCAAATTTTTTTCTATTCCAAAAATCTTCTAAAATTTAGATTTTTCGTATCAAAAATATCAAAACGCATACTAAAATTTGACATAAGTAAAAATGTATGGTATAATGGAAGGGGAAGAGTATGTGTCCGCGCGCACGCGCACGCAAGAAAGAAGCCTGGATTTACTCCAGGCTTTTATATTATATGTATTCATCAAGTGATATGCGCGGATGAGACAAAATTGGTGTGACATAATTCGATTTTTGGCGCATTTCTGTCTCAGAATTTTGGCGCATTTTTGTCTCATCACTATCTTCGATTTTTGTCGCACTTTTGTCACATTTTGTCTCATTATTTCTCATTTTTGTCGCATTTATGTCGCATTCTGTCTCACAATTTTGTCTCATTCCTTCATTGGCTAAGCGACTGATAGTCCTACGTGAGCAACCCAGTTTGTCTGCAACTTGTTGTTGAGTTAGCCCTTCTTTTAGTAAGCTTCGCGCGAGCTCCTTATCTATTTTTGATAGACGCCCGCGCTCGGCGCTTCAGGCGGAAAAACTGGAAAAACCTTTTCGGTTTCTGGGTTTTTCGGTTTTTCTGGTTCCGGTTTTTCCGGTTTTTGTGGGTGGGTTAGTTCCCATTGGGCATCTGCTTCTTCAACTATTCGTTTATAATATTGAATGGCAGATACATTATCAGGTTTTTCTAAATCAAATAACCATAACATCAAATTTGCCCATACCGCGCTATTCAGTCTGCGCCCAGTAGCTTCTCTAAATGATTGCTGGGTATTATACTTCTATATCAGTGTAAATAACTGATTGCCATATTCAATAAAGTCATCCAATGCTTATCTCTCCAATCTTAATAATATATGACTGTCTAGTCAAATTTCTCATCTCTTTATAAAAAATAGAGGCTAGCTGGGGAGATAAGCAAAGACCCAGCTTTGACGGGTGGCCACCCGCGCCTCTATCCATTGTGGGTATTCTCCCACTTTGTAATTATATTATACCATAAATTTTGGTTTTTTTCAAATTTTTGTGGCACACCCAGCTTTTACTTCCTTGTCAAATTTTGACTTACATTTCGGGCTTACTTGTGCGCCCAGCTCTACCCCTAACCTTTTATTATACCATAAATTCCCAAAAAATTCAAATTTTCTGGCGCAACCTCCAGCTCCCAAATTTTCCAAAACCTAGCGTTTGCGTCCAGCTTTCCAGCTTTCTTGCGCCCAAAATTTGACAGGCTCATCTAATGCTTCCCCTATGTGGTGCGCGCATCATAAAATTTGACACGCAATAAAATTTGCGTCGATGGTTTACGATAATAATGTTATGTAAACTTTAGTCGTGTGATGGATTAGTGATTTAGTGTGGTAGTAGTTTACTACGCTAAAGAAAATTTGACAAAAATGAAAATCTAACCTATCTTAGGTTAGATTTCAGGAAGAAACTTTCCCTCGCTAAATCATTAGCGAGGGAAAACTTTCAAATATCGGCGCGTCCCACGATGCGGAACGGGAAAGCAATAATTCCGTAGGAAAATTTTCCTTTCGTGCGCTTGTGGATAATGGAGAAAATTTCGGTTTCAATTTCGGCGTCATTCAACGCCGTGTGCGCTTCTTCAAAGTCAGTCGCGCCAGTGATAAAGCGGAAAGTGGTTTCCGCGCTTGTCTTGTAGTATTTGCCGCTTTCGGTTTTCCAACCGTTAGCCTTGCACGCTTCGCGGTAATCGTCGCTATCAAGAATATGCTCACAAGCCAAACCCCAGAGGTCAAACAGAGGATACGACCGACCACGGAAACGGAACACTTCCGGCTCATACTCTTTCTTAGAGGTATAGCGCGCCTTGCTTGCGATGTTGTCGCAGATGCGGTTCTGGAGGGCTTCCCAGTTGTGGAAGTCTGCACTATACAGTTTGGAAATATAAAGCTCGGTAAACGGGATTGCTTTCTTGAAGTCAAAGTTAGCGTTATAAGCTCCGACGCCTACCACGTCGGCGAGGTCTGCTTCAAGTTTCGCGGACGCTTCGCGCCACGTTGCAAGCTCAATCGTTCCCGCTTCCAGAGCCTCAAGGTAAATCGGACGTTTGGACGCATAGTAAGCAGTATTGAAGATAGCAGGCACAGAAAAAATCTCGGTAATGAGATAATTTCTACGGCGGTAAACGTTGCCTTTCGCGTCGCAAATCGTCCAGCCCAAATCATAGATAAGGGGCTTAGCGATAGCTACGGATTTTTTCGCTTCCGCGGACAGCTCCGACGCATAGGGAAGCGTCGCAGTTTCGCAATCGAGGACGCAATAATACTTTCTCCGGCGGTCAAGTTTCTTCTCGGCAATAGACATAGCATTCAATTCCTTTCTGTCAGTGGGTGTAACTTCTTTTCCCTCCTGACATTATATATATTACCACACCCTATACGGGAAGTCAAGAAAAATGTATCCGGTTTCTAACCTATCTTAGGTTAGAAAAATTCCAAAAAGAAGCGGGGAACTTAGTCCCTCGCTTTCGCCTTTTCCTTTTCGGCTTTCTTCCGCTCCCGCTCGGCTTCTTTGCGCTTCCGCTCGGCTTCCTTGGCTTCGGCTTTCTCCGCCTTGTCCGCGAGCTTGGCGCGATACTCGTTAGCGAGCGCGTAACCGTCCGTCCCGTCCTCTTCGTCGGCTTTCTTCGGGATAATCACCGACAGCTTCACCCACCTATCTTCCCCAGCTTCGACAGTCGGGAACATAAGCGTTCCGGAAGCAGTCTGCATGACCTCTTCGCCGTCCTCCGTGAGAACTTCCACCAGACGCGCAAGCACGCGCGCACGCAGAGCATCATTCACGTTTACTTTCTTTTCCATTTGGGATACCTCCTTTATCTTTGTGAGTATAGGATACTACATAATAAGTAAAAAGTCAAGAAAAACTTTTGGTGGTTCTAACCTATATTAGGTTAGATTATGATGGCTCGCGCCATTAATGAATGAAGAGTTCTACCTCAATTTTTTCCACGAAGTCTGAATCTTCAAAGGATGCAAAAGTTCCGTTAGTAATATCTACGACATTGCAAGAAATATCACAAACGATGCAAGGACGAGTTTTCATCCAGAAACTGCCTTCCCACATAAAAACTTCGCCTACTTCGACAGTTTCAAATAAAATACGACTATTCCGGTGGTCAGTAATTTTCATTAGATATTCCTCCTTTATTTTGTAATTGTATTATACTATGCTCCACGCGCCCCGTCAACCATAGTCTAACCTATATTAGGTTAGAAACCCCAAAAAATTGTCTACCCTCAACCGAGGGCAGACAAAATCTCCATAATCTGCGACGGGTCGAAACTATATTCGCCCCAGCTCTCACGATTGCGCGCTTCATCATCGAAAAGAATATCTTCCGCGCCGATCTTGAAAGTTTCTTTCGGTGTGCCATACTCCACAACGTGGATAGCGTCCCACTTGACAGAGTGGAGATGCTTATCAAGCCATTTCTTTTTGGCTTCGCGCACGGCTTCAAGATAGGCTTCCGAGCTTGTCTTGCTTCCCCACGAGATAACGCCGATAGTGTAGCCTGCGCGGTGGAGCTTGTTGAGCTTGCGCGCGAGCGTGCGCATATTGCCGAGCGGTCGTGCTTGGGCATAAGGATAAACATCTTCCTTATGCAGATAATCAAGCCAGTTTTCAACCTCATATGTCCGAACAAGTGTCCCGTCCAAATCAAACCAAATAGTCATTTTCTTCATTTCCTTTCTTCTTTGTATACTAAGTATAACGCATATAGATGCAAATGTCAATAAAAACTTTTTCCTTTTCTAACCTATTTTAGGTTAGAATATGATGGCTTGCGCCATCAAGAGATAACAAGCTGAGCTTTCACCGGAGTTACTTCCTCATTATCATCGAAGTAGGCTCCTTCGCCGATGCTCATATTGACAGCATTGTAAAGCTCTCCGGTGCTCGCAGACAGAAGCTCCTGCGTGCTCATATACAGGGTACCACGGAAAGAGAAAACCTCTCCAATAGGAACCATCTTGTACGCGAACGTTTTCTTATTCTTATAAATGATTTCCATTGTTTTGTCCTCCTTTATTTTGTACTTACAGTATACACTAAATTTTCCAAAAAGTCAAATACTAATTTTGGGAAATGCTCCAAAACCTAACCTATCTTAGGTTAGAAACCCTCCAAAAAAAGAGAGGGGAAAATTCCCCTCACTTACTCCGCGTCCGCGGGATGGGCAACATAGCACTTCTGCGCGCCCTTGCCCTTGACCTTGACGTCCTCCACGTCAAGCTCACCGAGCGCGACAAGCTGACGGAGCAGAGCAGACGCCTTGGGCGTGGACAGCTCAAGCTCGACAGCGACCTCGGAGGTGAGACGCTTCTTGCCGTCGTGCATCAGATTGCGGATGGCGTCGAGGATGGGCGCGTTCTCGGCGAGCTTCTTGGAGTTGACGCGAGCCGAAGCCTTTTCGCGCTCCTTGGTAAGCTGGTCAAGCATAGCCTGCGCCTTTTCGTTCATTTCGTCGGAGAGGTTCGCACTAATCACGTTCGCAAAAAATTCCTTGTTCGTCATGGTATATACCTTTCTGGTTTTTCGGTCTTGTCCTTGACCTTGAATTTTGGGAGATTTTGTATCCCCCTTACGAGTATTATATTACCACATACTCTAAAAAATTGCAAGCAAAACTTTTTGGGTTCTAACCTATTTTAGGTTAGAAAAATAAGGGACATTTGTCCCTTACTTCATAATTGCATAATTTTTTGCATACCAGAATTTTTCTGGAATTTCCATAACCGTAATAAGCACGATACCCTCTTCAACCTTGCCATAGATAAACACATAGTTTTTATACACTTTGAAAAACTGATTATTCCCGCGGAATTTTTCAGCCGTATATCTCAAGTAGCTTTCAAACGGCGTTCCCTCGTAGCGTTCAAACTCCACTCCGCGCGCGTAAGCTTGGCGCGCAATTTTGGATATAGAAATATTGTAGGTGAGATTTTTGCGTTCGCGCCATCTTTTGAAAGCGTGGTCTGAAATGATAATAGTTTCCATAATTTTGGGATACCTCCTTTTTCTTTATGGTCTTATTATACCATAAGAAAAGAAAAAGTCAAGAGACTTCTAACCTATATTAGGTTAGAATAGTTGAAGAGAATTACTTCTCTTCGAGATTATCTTGTACAAGTTTTTGGGCATAAGCAAGAAAATAAAGCCCGCAATAACAATTGAGCAAAGGCACCGCACCAACAAGAACAAGATAAAGATAGGCAGTAAAACGCGGACCATGCCATGTTTTGAGCTTCTGCCCTTCAGAAGCGGCTTGTGCGAACACCTGACTTAGATAAATAAAACCAATCAGGTAAATGGCAATGGTGATAAGATAGATAACAAGAATAACTTTCATTTTCGGGAACCCCTTTCTTTTTTGTATTATCATTATACCATAAGGGGAGAAAAAATCAATACCTCTCTAACCTATGTTAGGTTAGAATATTTAGTGGGAGAAATTCTCCCACTTATGCAATGAAAGGAATAGAGTAGAGAGTGAGAATCTGCCACGCACCATTGGCAAGTTTGCCCTCATAGTGGTACGTCTGGTTTTCGTTGTCCTCTTCTTCGTAGTCAAAGAAAACAATCTCAGACTTTTTCTTCTGGAGGGATTCCCACGCATCATCAAAGCGTGCGAAAGCAACCTCATTCACTTCTTCAGAGTCAAGAATCCAAATCATTTGACTATCTCCTTTCGTTTTGTGATTATAATATACCATACTTTTAGAAAGAAATCAAATGGTTTCTAACCTATAATAGGTTAGAAAAGGATTGATGGCTCACGCCATCAAATCCTAACCGTGATGTCAGCTCTCACCGGCATGACAATGGTGTCAGAGTCATACACCGTCATCTCGCAGGTGTCAAAATCAAACGCATTGCGTCTCCAGCCGTCGCTGGTGTAGGTGTCTGCCAGTTTGAGACACGGCTTACCATTACGAAGAAAAGTGTCGCCCACTTTCAGTTCGCCAAATTCGACAGTTTTGCGGTACTGATAAAAGATGTTCATTGGTATGTCCCCTTTCAAGTTTGTATACACATTATAACGCATATGCGCCCACTTGTCAACCGGTTTCTAACCTATATTAGGTTAGAGAATATTTATGCATTCTGGGCGCGAATAATGCATAAATATCCAAAAAATCATAGGTTAGAAACGATTTTTTGCATAAATATTCATGCATAATATTCATGCATATTCATTCATTATGCATGGATATTTATGCAAGGTTGATTACAGGATGTATACTTTCACGCTTTAGTGCGGTAAAGTGACAGGATAAAAAAAAGAGACGGAATTATTCCGTCTCTCTCTTGTTTCTCTTGCCAAACCAGTACTCCCCGTTGATGGGCATATCTTCACCAGCATACCAGTCAAGCCGGAAAAAGATTTCCAAATCATCAACCATATCAGCCAAAAAATGCCATTCGTCGTCGGCTTCGGCAATACTCACAAAACCGCGCTCTTTGATAATGCCGGTTTTATCGGAACGAATACGGATCACCGCGTTGTACTTTTTGATTTTGCTTTTCATTTTTTCAAACTCCTATCTAAAATTTGTATTTTGGGATATGGCGGATTTTTCAATCCGCCATATCTTCCAACAACCAGCTAAAATGCTTAACCAAAATAGGCAAGTATTCAACAGCGTCATTCGCCAACATATAGGCGGCAATCATATCGCTATTGTAGGCGATCTGCCGTTCGATCATGCCGTAGCGCTTGCGGTTGTCTTTCGTGATAGGCTTGCTATCCAACATCTCAAGCGTTTTCTCAAGCGCCCGGTTTTCTTTCCGCAACGTCTCAAGAGTGTTTTCGATCTGATCGTTCATGCGTTCCATAGTAGCAATCTTCATTTTGGTATACCCCTATTCTTTATTTGTAGCGCGGGCATAATGCCCGCGCCCGTTTACTTAATCAATCCATACGCCCGTCTCTTTACCAATGCGTTCCAACGTGTCAGCGTTCCAACGCTTGCGGATATCGGGCGCGCTTGCGGGCGCATGAATTGCCTTGCGATACTTATTCCGCGGATTTAAAATCCGTCGGATAGTCTGCTCATAGGCGTCACCCGCTTTTCCATCGGATTTATCGCCCGCAGACTCGCGCTTTACCAATTCATCGGCATAAATTGCATTGAATTTTTCCGCCGTCATATCAATGCCGATTGCATTGAAAAAATCAGATAGCGGGCAATGCGTCGCCAAAAAATCACGCACGCGCTTTTCGCTTTTCGCGCCCGCACAAGCGTTTTTAACCGTGCCGTCGGCACAAGTCCAGCGAAAAACACGAATTTGAAAACGCCCGTGCTTATCAGCGTTGGAATTGATGAATGTACCAAAAATATCGTTAAATTCCGCGTCAGAAAAGACCACGCTATTTTGAAAAACAGCGTTTTTGTCATGCGTGACGCCGTAAAAATGAATACGCGCCCGACGTTCGGGCGGCGTGTAGCGCCCGCAATTAGATTTGATTTCAGCTAAAATGTCCATTTTTTTACCCCTTTTCTTTAATATAAGTATAGTTTGCCCCTTGCTTTTACCGTCGCTTTTCCGCTGTCGTTTCGCTGGATTTTGCGCCTCTCTTGATCAAACACAAGGTATCCGCCGATTTTGGCGCGCGCGTGCCTTATTCCGCAAGGGCGCTTATTCATTTTTCAAGGTGCACCGCGCGGAATGCCCGCGCCCGTGTCGGTTTTTCTCTTGTTTACGTGCCTAATATTAGCACAATACAATATAATGTGCAATACGTTCTAACCTTATTAGCATAATCTTTTTTTCTTTTCCGCGGGGCGGGGGCGTTTTGGTAGACATAGCGTGCCGTTTTTGTATGGTATCCGACGGGGGAAGGCTTTTAGGCGCAGAAGCACAGGCGGTTTTCGTCCCGCCCACCCCTGGTACATTCTCTTCACAAACTCAAAATTCCAAACCCAAAATTTGAAATTCCTCACCCACCTGTGGTATAATATAAGTATGGGGCAGGAATACGCTTCTTCCCCAACCACATATAATGGAGGTGAATTACCAAATAGATGTCGGACACAAAACAAAAACACAATCCAGCGAAGTATGTTCCACCCTACACTCTGGATTTCTCATTAAACGATGCGACCGCACGTTAGAAACTTGTAGATAATGTGCTGAGCGCGATGGAACGCTCTGGACGCAAACCCAACCAAAAAGACCTAGACTTACTGTCTAACTATCTCCTATGCGGAGAGGACCCCGATGGATATAACCCAGTACGTTCCAAAGATATAGAACTAGTCGGCTACTCCACCCCCGCACGGCCCAAAGAACAATCCTTGGAAGCCCTAGTGGAAAGCCCCACTTTTTCGGAGTCTCTCTTTCGCCAAGGCCCAACACGTTACACCATCCCCAAACCCAATTTGGAACGCGCATCCTTCGACCCATCACTAGGTGCCGCACCCATCCCTCAAAACGATGCGACCCGCGCCACACAACCAAACCAGCAATCCGATTCTTCTCCTGCCTTGGAGTGTATGAGAGCTCTTTGGAAGCGTATTGACCGCCTAGATGATGCGCTTACTAATCCAGGTCTAACCTCCCAACAAACCTACCACCTACGCAAACTTCTCCTTGAACTTCGTCGAGAACAATACACCATTGGTGACTTCATAAAGCCCCAAATACAACTTCACTCGGTGGTGTAGGATAAGTATCGAGGAGGAGAGGAAACCCAAGGACTTCTTTGGGATACGGACGCATTTCCCATACTTCCCATGGGCTTGTATAATGCGCGCCATCCTTAGACTAAATTCTCTAAACCATATACTATAAACTTACCTGATGAGCCTTTGCGCGAGCCAAAGAACAATTGCTTCTTGGACTTCCGTAATTGGAAGCACATTTACTGGATGAATGAGTTTAGAGAAGATTTGGAAGATTGGAGTGTGGGTGATGCGGAAAGTGCTATTCCCGCACTTTACGCAACATTAGACTTTTATACTAATCTTGCCCATTTGCGCCCCGCGCAAAAACTTATATTCCAACTAAAATCCCAAAGCTACACCAACGAGTTCATTTGTAGAGTACTCCATGAAAAGTTAGGGGTAGACTATAGTGAACCTTATATTTCCACTATATATACCAAGCAAATTTGTGAAGGAATAGCTAACGCCGCACAACTCCATTGGGATACTTTTTGCGCGCGTAAGAACTCCAAGAACTTCAAACAGTGTAAGGATTGCGGAGTAGTGCTACTTATGGATGGACGTAATTTTGCGCGGTCTTCCCGTAATGCGGGGGGATGGAATTGCAGGTGTAAATGGTGCGAGAGAGAAAAACGTAAGGCCCAGTAGTAATTGGGTATTTTATACAGCAACCTATATAAAAGATGGATAATTTTTTGGACTGCGCGCACAAACAATTGCGTGGTCTTGGAGGAAAACATTGCGTTACAGTAAGATAAAGAAATAGATTGGAGTTGAGATAAGCTCCGAGGAGCTACTTCACTTTGTAGAGTAGAGTATGAAATTGAACCCCGTAGAGTTTATGGGGCTTTTGAAGATTATGTGTGTTGATGGTTGGGTGAGAGGATGCCCTAGGGTAGGGGATAGTTTATTGGGAAACTAGGAAAATGAAGTACCTAGTAGTTCCCCTCTTGAGCCTGCTACGCAGGCTCAAGAGGCAGAAGAAGATTGGATTGCGATGGATAAACATAATGGACTTAGAGAAGGATTTACTCCTGAACGAGGTTTGCGCGCGTCTATGAATTTGTATGATGATGCTATTTCCATTGAGGAAAATGATGCCATCCGCGCCCTCAAAGTAGATAGTGTAAGTAAGACATCCAATTGTGAGTCTGATTTAGATTGCGCGGGCTCCATAAAAATGGAGCATGAAACTAAACCGAAATCTAGAACCCACCGAACTACGCGGCCTCTTGAAGAAATGCTATCTGAGATAATTGACACATATCTCACTCTTGGGCGGAAACAACGTCAAGAAATAGCGGTTCTTCTATATTAGATAACCGAAGAAAAAGAAAAGGAAACTTAGAAATAAGGAGGCTAGATATGCCGACACCGAAGAAAAAAGTTATTTTCCAAGATTGCGAGAAATGCGGGCGCACGTATGATAGTTCCAACTATCTTCCCACCCGCTCTCCGCTTTGTCCTTCTGGATATATTCATATTTGTAACAGATGCTTAGAAAAGTGGTTTGCAGAATAGCCAGAAGAAACCAAATGGGAGGCTATTGATAAGATTTGTTAGTTAGTTGATGTCCCATTTATTCCCGCTCGATGGTAGAAATTATATGATGACCAAAAAGAAAAAGCAATTTCTACTTATGTAGCAATATTTTAGTCTGCGGAGTATTCTCATATTGGTTGGCGCGAATACCAAAAAAAGTATGAAGAACTACGAGAAGAAGGTACATTAGACTACCAAGTTATCCCTGGATTAGAAGCTCAACGGCGCGAAGAACTAAAATCCAAATGGGGTTCGAACTATGATGACGAAGAGCTACAATATCTAGAACGTCTTTTCTAGGGTGTATAGAATACCCAAAACATCAATGGCGACCTTCAAATGGACCAAGCATTGAAACTTTGTAAGTTGAGCTTGATTATTGATAGCCGTATTCGTGAAGGCGCGGATATTGATAAGATGCTTGGGTCTTATGAAAAGTTGGTGAAGATTGGAGAATTTACGCCAAAGAATGCAAAGAATGCAGAAGATTTTGATAGCGTAGGCGAGCTTTTTGCTTATCTTGAAAAAACGGGTTTTGTAAATAAATTTTATGATGGCGTAAAGCGAGATATTGTTGATATTACTATGAATAATATTCAAACTTTCTGCCAACGCTTATATACTCAAGAGCCAGGTATTGGTGAAGAAATTGATAAGCGTATCGAATCTTTAAAAATGGCAAAAGATATTGAAGACTCTATGGGACTTCAAGATAATTATGCTACTGATGAGATGTCAATGGAAGTAGACGAGATGTTTGAAAATGAGGATTTCAATCCAGAGGTAGGCGAATGATAGATACTCCTGGTAGTATAATTGCTACAAGTTGTCTCGTTGCTACATAGAAATTTTATAAGAATGGTTTTGAAGTTGAAAAAGGAGTAATTCTTACTTAGCAAAGAATTGAAGCGAATAGAAAACTTTATGAATATTATGCAAATTTATTTACTGCATATCCTGATATATTTGTTAGACTTATTACTCCTTCTCATTCAAGTTTTGAACTTTTTTTCTATTAGGTAATTTTCTTGCGCGCATGCATGAGATATCGCTATCATTATTGTACTGCTCCGCGCGCGTTCTCAAAAACTTTTGTTTCAATACTTGCTCTCTTTTTGAAATGTATATTCCAACCTCGTAGTAAAATATTTATTGTTGCACCCGCCAAATCATAGGGTGCAAAAAACGCAAAAGAAAAAATAGTCGAAATCTATCAATTATTCCCCTTACTTCGGAAGGAAATTGTGGGCGGAGATATAAGTGATACCCCTGGTAATTTCGGTAAGGATTATATGACATTGACATTCAAGAATGGAAGTGTTCTTGACGTAGTTGGCGCGAATTTGAGGCGCTCCCTATCAGTAATGGTGGGGTAATAAACTTTACAAACTGCTGGAACGTCCGAAAACTTTTTATACTACAAGTAAAAACCTCCCATTTTACTGAATGTTGCGAAAGCAGAAAAAAATAAAAAGGTGGCATATGGTGAAAATCCTAAGTGCTAAAAAAGGAAAATCAGCAACCAATATATAGGAGGAATTATAATGCCTAGTAAGATAACTAAAACTGATTTTTAGAAAACAATCAATAAATTATATCCAGATGAAGAAATAGAGATTACCAATTATAGCAAAGCTTCTGCTCCTGGAGATTATAAATGTAATATTTGTGGACAATCTTTTCATATTTATAGAATGGGAGATTTGACAAGAAAAAAACATTGTTGTAATAATTGTTTTTATGGGCCCGGTAGTGGAGAAAAAACAAAACAAAGGAAAGAAGCTATTCTCAAAACCTTATAGGAAAGTAAAGATTTATCTTTTATTTCTTTTGGATATGATTCAAAAATTTATAAAAGCACTGTAAAATTTGAATGTAATAAATGTGGTAATATAAGTTCTAAACAAATTATCCAATTCGAAAAGAATCCTTATTGTTCTTATTGCCAAGAAGGAGCAAAAAAGATGAATACGGCAGGTTTTATAAGCCGTATCCCTTCTGATTATACTCTTTTAGAAGATTATAATGGGGTTGATACAAAAGTTCTTTTTCAACATAATTGTGGTTTTATTTGGAAGACTACTCCACATAATATTATTAGTGGTACTGGATGTCCAAAATGCGTTCATAAAAAAAGTAAGGGAGAAAAAAAGATTATAGATTTTCTTACTAAAAACAATATTAGTTTCGAAGCAGAAAAGAAATTTAGTTGGAGCGAAAATAAAAGATATGATTTCTTTTTGCCACAATATAATTTAGTAATTGAATATATGGGTATTCAGCATTATAAAAATATCAAATTTTATGGTAAATTCCAATTAGATGAAATACAGAATAATGACAAATATAAAAAAGAATAGGCATTATTACATAATTTACAATATCTAGAAATTTCATATGAAGATTTTTCCGATATTGAAAATATATTGGCTCAACGACTAAACGTAAAGCATCCTGAAAAGGTTGAAGATATAGTCTGAACTATATGGAGACATATAGACTAACAAAAAATTGCTTAGATTCCACCCGTGGCGGACGTCGCCATTGCGGATTGATAGATGAAGTTCTTGACCATGACGGCGATACCCTCAATGAGATTGTCTTACCCCTTATGAACGTCGCACGTCGTATGCCAAATGGCGAGGTTAATCCTTATGAACCTTCTCAAGCGCAGTTTTATATGACAACTGCGGCGCAAAAATCAACTTATGCTTACAATAAACTTATTGAACTATTTGAACAAGAAATAATTGACCCAAGTAGTTGCTTTGTATGGGGAACTTCTTATCAAGTTCCAATGGCTCATGGACTTATTACGAAACAATTTATAAATGAAATTCGAACTGCTTCTACCTTCAAAGAAGATAGTTTTGCACGAGAATATTGCTCAATTTGGACTGGTGGTTCGAATGAGTCTTGGTTCAACTACGACCGTATTTCCAAATATCGAAAAATTGTAAATCCAGAAACTCACCGAAAAAATATGAGCAACCACGATTTTTTCTACTTATTATCAGTGGATAAACAAAATGTTCACCATGCTTTACTTTGTGAAGTATGTAAAAAAGCTGTTTAAAAGCGAGAAACCCGCAAAGCTTGTTTTACTAAAAAGCATTCCTCAATGCTTCATGTTATGAAAATAGAAACAAAAAACAAGATGGCATATGGCGTGAGCCTAAGTGCTACATAACCGGCAACTCGCACCAATAACTGAGGAGACTGTGCAGAAGCTATTGGTTCAACGACTATTCCCACGGGAAGTACACTCAAGTGAGTGGAAATGACAGCCACGAAAGTGAAGATATAGTCTAATCTCATATGAAAGTATGAGCTCTATGGCGCAGGACTAACGCCCCTGCGTAAATGTAATGGTTGGTAGAATTGGTTGCCAAACTGTTGTTAGTGTTTTCAAGGTTTTTCGAAATCCAGAAGGTTTCAGAAGTAATCTTGTAAATATGTATATACTTGGTAAACACGATTATGACCGCCATATGGAATATCAAGTACGCGATTTGAAGCGCATAATTAAAGCCTTTGACCCATTAGAAGTTGTAATAGATGGAAATGGACTTGGCGTATCAATGCTTGACTTTATGGCGCGCCCCACCTTTGATAGTGAGGAAAGCATAATGTATCCTGCATACGGTAGTTTCAATGATGAAGATATGAAGAAAACTCAACCTCGTGATGCTATTTAGATTATTTATGTTATCAAAGCAAATATAAAGTTGAATAGTGAAATTCATAGTAATTGCTATTCACGCCTTTATAGTGGGAAAGTGGGCTTGCTCATAAAAGAGCAAGAAGCTAAAAATAAGTTGATGGCAACTAAAATAGGCCAAAAAATGAGCGTAGAAGACCGCGCGAAGCGCTTACTGCCCCATGAAATAACTACACGCTTATGCGATGAGTTAGGTAATTTACGTCTCAAACAGACTGGCAATCAACAAGATATCGTGCTTGAACAAATCAATTCTCGATTTGGAAAAGATAAATTCTCTTCTTTCGAATATGGGCTATGGCGCATCAAAGAATTGGAAGATGAATACACTAAAAAGAAAGCCAAACGAATTGGCAAACGTATTTTGACCTTCTATACGGAGGCGAAATAAAAGGAGGTATAAATGGAAAACCAAAATGAAACCCCTAAACGCCTCCATGACTTTTCACTTGACGCTTTCAAAGCTTCTATAAATGCTATGATAGCCACTAGTGATAATGGTTATCATAGTATATATGAAATTGGAAGATTGCGTCGAGTAAAAGAATACAACGAGGAAGAAATAAAACGTATTATAGATAGCGGCACTTTACAATAGCAATAGGATTTATCTTACTCTTATTATTCTATTGATGGCTTCTATCGTAGAATTTGCATTTATTATGCAACAATTCTAAAGTATTTAGGTATACTAATTCCAGACCCTGCATTTGGACATACTATTACAGAAGAAAACATCTCTCGTCGTTATCACAAAGCCTTAGATTTTATTGACAAAGCATCTATCCCTGCCTTAGCAACTAATATGATGATAAAGGCCGTAGTATATGGAGTATATTACGGAGTAATACAAACGCTGGACAAGGAACATTTTGCAATTTTAGATTTACCTGTTGGCTATTGTTATACACGATATAAAGATGCTAGTGGGAATGATCTTATTGAATTTGATTTGCGCTATTTTGCAACTCTGAGTGAAGCTGATGGCACTAGAGAGCGCGCTCTGCGTGCTTATCCCAAAGAGATAGTGCGCGCGTGGAAATGTTGGGAAAGTGGAAAAGGAAGTCAGTATTATCTCATTCCTTCATCCATTGGAATTTGTATTCCTTTCTTTGATGGCCGTCCTTTTTTCTTGCCCTCTATTCCTTCAATTGTAAATTATCGTGATTATGAGGCGATGGAAAAAAAGAAGGACTCGGATGAAATCAAGAAAATACTAATTCAAAAAATTCCCCATCTTACAACTAATGGCGAGCTTCTTTTTGAGCCTCCTGAAGCCGAAGAAATTCATCGTGGCACTGTCAATATGTTGAAGAATAATAGTAATATTAGTGTACTTACAACATATGCGGATGTAGATGTATAGGGAACTAATACGCAAAATGAAAGTGTGACAAAAAATAATCTTGAAAAGATTGCAAATACCGTTTATCGCTCTGCCGGAGTAAGTGCTAATATTTTTGCTTCTACAAGCAATTTAGCTTTGACAGTATCACTTCAAAATGACCTTGCGATGGTTATGCCCGTCGCACAAAAAATTGCGAATGTATTTACTAATGCAGTAAATACTATGTTTAGTAACTCTAATATAAGGTTCAAATATAATATTTTACCTATTAGTTATTATAACGAAAAAGAATTTCTTGATAATACTTATAAAGGTGCAACTACTGGATATAGTTTTATTCTTCCGGCTTTGGCTATGGGGCTAAATCAAAAGGATATTGTAAATGTGAAAGACCTTGAGAACGATTTACTTGGTTTGCGCGAACGCCTTATTCCACTTCAAACCTCATATACTGAAAGTAATAAAACTACTGGTAATGGTGCAGGGAGACCTACCTTACCAGATGATTAGAAATCAGATAAAACAATTCGTAATATCCAATCTCAGGGTGCGAGTAAAGAAGGAGGCAATGAATAATGGAAGACCAGTTGAAAGACTTTCAACGGCAACTCCAAGTAGTTGTCTACGAAATAAAATCAAAATTTAATGAAATTAGTAGCATAGCCCGCGCACGCATTTTTTATAAGGGGTAGAATAGGAATGCTACTTATATAACAGAGGAGTTCGCAGAAAAACTTTTGGCTACAGTTCCTTATACTCCAGTAAAGGGTATTTGGGATGAAACCAAAGGAGATTTTCTTGACCATGGCGAAAGTCGTACGCAAGGTAAGATTTACGGCGTTGTGCTGGCTGAACCTAATTTTGCTTGGGAAGACTTTATAGATAAGGACGGAGTTACACGGACTTATGCTTGTGTTGATGTTCTTGTGTATACTGAAATTTATCCTGAAGCAAAATATATTGTTGGGAAATCATTGTCAATGGAATTACTTCCAAAGACAATAAAAGGCAAGTGGGAAGATATAGATGGAACACAAGTTTATGTGTTTTCTGAAGCTTCTTTTGCTGGCCTCCAAGCATTAGGTGATGATGTGGAACCTTGCTTTGAGGGCGCGGCCTTCTTCGAACTTTTCAACCAAATGTAGGAACTCTACAGTAAAATACAGCAATATAATTTGAAATCAGGAGGAAAGAGCATGGAAATCAATTTCAAGCTTTCTGATAGTCAGAAGTATGATTTGATTTGGAAAGCCGTAAATCCTGAATATACTGAGGAAGGCGGTTGGGTGTGTTCCACCTCCGTTTGCGATGTATATGATGATTACGCATTGTGCTATAACTACGAAAATTCACAGTATTTTCGCCAGTATTACACAAAGAATGAGGATAGCATTACTCTTGGCGATAAAGTAAATGCTTATATTATTGAAGTCAATGAGAGTGAAATGAATGCTCTCAATGCTCTGCGCGCCCTCAATGGTGGCAACTATGAGAAGATTGATGAGAATTACACTGCTTTGAAAGAGCAGAATGAACAATTCTCTGCTACTATTACTGAGCGTGATGCAAGTATTGAGGAGTACAACACGCAGATTACCAATCTCCAGAATGAGCTTGAAACTGCGAATAATAATTTAGCTACCGCGCAGGCTGACCTTGAAGTTGCAAATAATTCTCTCAACGAAGTCACCACAGAGCGTGATAGCTTGAAAGATTACCAGCATACTGTTGAAACTGGTAATAAGCAAAAGATTATTGAAAAATATGCTTTGAAGTTGGATGATGAAGTCGTCGCTAACTACACTGCGAAGATTGATGAGTATACTGTGGAAAGCCTTGAAAAGGACCTCTCTTATGAGCTTGTTAAGGCCACACCGTCTATCTTTTCGGCTACTGAGCCGACTGTTATTCCCAAGGCGGACACTCCGCTTTCTGGAATTGAAGCAATTTTGAATCAATATAAGTAATGGAGGGTAAAACCTAATGAGCAAGAAATTTGAAATCGATCTCTACTCTCAGTTAGAGTTGAATAACGTTGCCTTCCGCCGCGATGGTCGTATTGAGGCCCAGTGTGCGTTAGATGAAGGCTTTAGCGAAGCCCCTGCCGAAAATGGCATGCTTCTTGCCGTTGACAAGGCCAATGGTCTTATCAAGCTTCCTGTTGATGGCTCTCTTCCCATTGCTCTGAATTATACTGCTGAGCATATGTATGATGAGCGCAAGATGGGCCTGAAGAACTTCTGCCTCCGTCCTGAAGATGGCTTCTATCCTCGTATGGGCTATCTTTCTGTGGGAGACCTTTTCACCACAAATTGCCTTTGCTATAATGAGACAGATTATACCACTCAGAATGCTCTTGAAGAAGCTCTTGGTAAGCTTAGCGAAACTGCCGTGTTTGGTGGTGCCGATGCTTCCGGTCGTATCTGCCTTTCGAAGGAAAAGCCTGCCTTTGGTCCTGTGCTCAAGGCTGTTAAGTTCTATACCATGCCTAACGGCGAGCCTGGCGTAAAGTTCCAGGTTATTGGTTAATCTAAGGAGGAGGTAAATATAATGGCTACTATTGCTGAAATCAAAGAATTAGCTCTTCATGCAGCCAAGGGTACTGCTCCTGCTAATTTTAGTGAGAAGAATGTAAACGATGCTCTTCGTGGCGAAATGGCCGCGATGTGTAGTTCTATCAATGAGTTCCGTCGTAATCAGTATGATATTTTCCAGATTATGATTGAGACTGCGGATGAGGTTGTTCCTCCCAAAGTTATCGCTCGTATGGGTTCTTTCGCGGAAATCAAGTCTGTTCCTCAGGGAACCAAGGCTCTCTTCCGCAAAAAGCTTGGTAAGAATCGCGCGAAGAGTTTTGTAACTCGCGTTGGTCTTTCTGGTGTATATGAAACCTTCCGTCTTGATGCTGAAGAGTATGAAGTCAGTGCGAAGGCTGTTGGCTCTGCTGGCACGATTGATTTTGAGCGTTTCCTTGATGGCGCCGAAAGCATGGCCGATATTATGGAGATTATTGTTGAGGGTCTTGAAGATGCGGCCTATATTGAAGTTGCTCGTTGCTTGATGGGTAGCTTGAATAACGTCAAACGTCCTGCCGCGAACCAATATATTGACAGTGCCTTCAATGCCGCGAACCTTCAGAAGCTCGTCAACACCGTGAAGATGTATGGCGATGGCGCTGTTATCTTTGCGGCTCCTGAGTTCATTGCGGCCATGGGTCCTGATGCGATTGTTCCTCCGATTGCTGGCGCCGCGCAGGGTATTTATGCTCCTGATGACATTGAGAGCATTCATAATATTGGTCGTATTCGTATCTTCCGTGGTTGCCCGATTGTTGAAATTCCTCAGGGATTTGTTGATGAGAGCAACACTTCTACTTGGGTCAATCCTCAGTTTGCTTATGTCTTCCCCGCTGGTCGTGAGAAGGTTGTTAAGTTCGTGTTTGAGGGCGATACCCAGATGTGGCTTTGTGATAACCGTGACCAGTCTATGGAAATCAACTTCTATAAGAAGATGGGCGCGGCAATTCACACCTTCAATAACTGGGGTATCTATCAGAATACCGGCATTGCCGATACTTCTGCTCAGCCCTATGGTTTCTAATTTAGATAAATAATTTATAATATAGGTGGGGAGGTTATCAACCTCCCCAACCGGAGTAAAAGGAGAGAATTATAATGGATGCTGAATATAAAGTAAAAGTTTCCAGTCAGTGCACTGGTCATGTGGGACTTACAGTTCCAAATCGCAATTTTGTGCGTAATTGGTCAAAGAAAGGACAAACAATTCCTATTCCTTTTGAAGTCCTCGAAGAAGCAATTTTTGATGAGGGCTTTATGAATATGATAAATCAAGGTATACTTCATATTGATGACCTCGCGGCCGCCAAGGCACTTGGTCTTGAACCAGAGGATACAAAAGTTCCCGTAAATCATAAAGTATATTCTGACGGGGATTTGAAGTATATGTTGAATTTTGATAAGCAAGCTGACTTTGAAGAAAAGTTTTTGGCTATGCCTCGTGAACAGCAAATGCAGTTAGTTGATATGGCTGTGGATATGCGTGTGCGTGATGGCGATAAAATTGCTTTTATCAAGAAAATTCTCGGAGTAGATATTGATAAGGAGATTTCTTTTGACCTTCGAATGAAGGAGGAGTAATATGAGCACTCCTTATTCACAAGTGTATGATGCATTCACTTCGAAAATTCTCGACGATGAATGGCAGACTTGGGATGATCCTGATATGGTTGCCGCGGATATGCGCCAACTACTTGAAGATGGAATTGTTCATTTCAAGTTCCCTCGAACCTCTCTTGTGAGAGATGATGATGGTTTTACCAATACTCTGAATGCCACTGAAATTCAGATTATTGCTACATATATGAAAATTGAGTGGTTAGATAGATGTATTTTGACGTGGCAACATTTGAAGCCACTGTATAGTGAAGCTGACTTTTCTCAAGCAAATCTTATTGACAAGTTTACCAAATTACTTGATAAGGAATGGACGCGCGCCCGCAAATTGGAAGCTAATTACTACCGTTCCGTGGATGAAAAACCGTGGCCTTTCCGCAATATGGCAGGTAATTGATATGGAACAACTTGATGAAAAGACAGTATGGGATGGGTATATAAATTAGTTTCGTAATAAATTATTTGGACTTCTTTGTGAATTTGAGAAACAGGGAGAATGGGAAAAATTTCTCGATAGCCTATTGATTGAATTAGGTGGTTTTGATAGCTCCCATAGGTCTATAAATTATTATAAATTGTCCCATAATATGAATTAGTTGCGTTATGTGAGATATGAATATTTTCGTAGCATAATTTTTGAATGTATGGGACTTTTATCAAAGATAAAATGAATTATTATGATGAAGTTTATTTGAAACGTCTAAATAGATATGGAACTGATTTTGCTTCACGAGTACAAGGTTAGCGAGAAGCTGACTGGATGAGATATAAGTCTATGTCTACTTACAGGGTTGAATTTGAGGATGAAGAAGGGAATAAACTTTCTGGAACTCTTGAACCAAATAAGTAGGATGAGACGGAAACTACTCAATGGTTGCTTTTAGATTTGGATAAAAAGTATCCTGGAGGTACAATTTTTCTAATTTCTGGAAAGCATAGCGAGAATCGCTGGATGATTTTGTTTTTGCGCGAGACACAATCAAAAGGCTATAACAAGTATATGGTGTTAAAACTGACCCATCTTATTCAGTGGAAAGATAGGGCGGGCGCGCAACATGAAAGTTGGGGATACTTTTACGGGAAAATGGACCGCATTATTTATGATGTAATTCGTTCTACAGCGAAGAACCCCAATTATCAAGACCCAGATAAAGAAACTCATATTATTATGCCGACCACTAAAGATTTGAAACGAGAAGATTATCTCGTTATTGATGAAGAGGGGTATATTGTAACTGGTTATGATTTGAGTTCTACGCCTGGAGTTGAATATTTTAGTTTGAAAGAGACAATGGTGCGAGATATTGCGCCAGTTGATATTGTTGGTGAAACTGGTGATGATACTTTCTGGCTTACAGGAGGTAATGAGTGATGGGAGTAAGAAATCTAGGAGAGATGGGGCAAAACTTACAAAAGATAATAAAGCGTTTACTGGCTAATTAGAACCTTTGTAAGTTGTTGTATTATACTGATAAAGACCCCTTGAATGGAGAAGATATCTCTGATACTACAATTCTTTATGGTAAGCAAATTACTATAAATCCACAATATAATCCCGCTGAAAAAGATTATAGTGTTGTCATTCCAATGGTATAGCATGGTCGGCGCGGAAAGAATGATGAATTTACAGACATACTTATTCGTATTTATATTTATGTTCCGCAAACCTAGTGGATTATAAAAAGTGATAATTTGCGCCCTTATCTTATTCTTGGTGAATTGCAAAACAGTTTAGAAGATAAGAATATAAATGGGTTAGGAACCATCAATTGTAGTGATTTTGTTTTGAATATGGTTACAGAACAAATGACTAGCTACTATATAGATTTCAACATTACTCAATTTGCATAATGATTGAAGAAGCATTTATAGGTTATCCAATAAACTTTTAGGATATTTGCTTGGTATATCCACCTTTCAATAAAGATATAATTGCATTTGGATATTAGAAATTTATGGTGCTTACGTCTCTTTTAACACAAACCCAAGACGACATAGATGATTAGTTGGCTGATGCGAAGTTAGACCAAAATCCAACTCCTTTTTAGCAACTATTTCTTTAGGCTACTTTATATCCTCCGATGAAGGTACATATTTGTGAAATTTTGAAATTCTTTACTCATATGGATATCAGACTATTACCAGAGATTGGCGGTATAGTATTTGGAGAAGTGACTGAAAAGCGTATTATTACAGAAGAGAACTTTTTTGATTTTCAAAATGTAATTCGCGCGGCCATAGGTAATAAATTAGAAGAAAAGCCTAAAGAAAATGAAAATCCACGTATTCGACGTATGAAAGCATTATCTCGCAAAAGAGATAGAATAAAAGCTAAGTAGCATAAAGCACCACAAGAACTACTTACTTTACTTACTTCGGTATGCTGTATGAATACTGGACTGAATCCATCTAATGTTGGTAAAATTACTTATGCAGCGACTAAGTCGCTTATAGATAGATATACTGAAAAAGATGCGTATGAGACACGCACCGCTGCGATGCTTGCTGGAGCATAGAGTGAAGGCAAGGAACAGACTTATTGGATTCGAGACTTAGATAGCTGAGTTTTAAAATTAAATCTTAAATATAGGAGGTCATTATTTATGGCATCTATATTAGATCGTTATGGTAGATAATGCCACGCTAAAAGAGTAATCTTTTAGATGACAATCTCGTGAATTGCTGGAACATCCTAAAGCTAACTGAACTACAACATAGCGTAAAGCAAATGTGAAAGTTAAAAAATCAGTTAGATAGTAAATCTAAGGAGGTTTTAAAATGGACAATCAGCAGCCAAGCTTTCAAAAAACTTTTTTTATTCCCCCAGTGAAAGGATATGGGTATATTTATAAATATACTAGTCCCTCTGGAAAAAGCTATATAGGACAAACAATGGGAAGTTTATATAGTAGAGCAAAAAGTATTTCTACTGGAATTGGCTATAAAAAATGTTCTTTATTTTGGAAAGCTATATAGAAATATGGCTGGCCTAATTTTGAAGTATTTATATTAGCTGAACTTCCGATTGAAAAGCTAAATGAGGCGGAATAGAATTTCATTTAGCTATATCGCACTTTATCTCCTAACGGATATAATTTATCAAGTGGCGGTGAAGGCGGGAAGAAAGTTCCTGTTTATACTTATTCTGCATAGAATGGAGAATTTTTAGAACGTTATAGTAGCGTAACAGAGGCTTCTTTATTTACTGACGTACCCATTGAAACTATTTCTGCAATTTTACATAATGACGGAAGAAAGCAGGCACATAATATTGTTTTTTTAGCCAATTATGTAGAATTTTATGATATAAAGTAGTTGGCGCGCGCAAATTATCATAAGGTTTATGCTTATGATATGGACGGTGCATTTATTCAAGATTTTATATCTATATAGGAAGCTTCAAAGTTTTTATCTGTTGCAGAAAGTAGCATTAGAAAGTGCTTGAATGGCACCGCTTTTTCTGCAAAAAATTATCGCTTTGATAGTATAAAATATGATAAGATGCCTGTCAAAAGAAGTTCTAAAGAGCCAATCTCAGTAGAACAAATTGATGCCACTACAGGGGAGAAAATTGCAGAATATACTTCTTTAGCCGAGGCCGCGCGGGCGGTTGGGCTAGCAAGTGGCGCTGGAATAAAAAAAGTAATTACCAGAGGAAAGGGGCTAAGTGGTGGTTTCTTCTGGAGGAAGAAAGAAGGTTCAACGACTAAGAGCGAGTAAAATCCTACTCGACTGTGCGAGACATCCTAAAAAGGATGAAGATATAGTCTAATCTTGCAAGAAATTGTAAGCTGTCATTTGACGGGCAGTTTGGGAAACTGCTGAATATAAATGATTAAAGAGGTTGCTGACGTAACATTCTGGCACCTCAATGAGTATGGCGAACCTGATTTTCCCGTACTTTATCTTGATACACTGAAGGTTTCAACGATTGAGCAGACTGCTTCTACTGCCGATGCTACTGGTGGTAAGGGAAATGCTAAGCTTGTAAGTTGGGACTACGGAAAGGAAATCAATGTTACTCTTGAAGATGCATTGTTTTCTCCTAAGTCTATGTCACTTATGTTTAGTGGCGCAAAGAGCACAATTGACACTACAGCTAAGACTATAAAGAAGACAATTAACTACTTGAATATTGCGGATAACACTGCGCTTCCTTAGAAGCTTATCAAGCAGGAAGATGGAACATACCGTGTTGCTACTGCGGATGAGATTGCGGCTGCTGGAGAAAATCTTATTGCTGTGGAATGGTATAAGGCAGATGCGAAAGACGCTAAGGATGGTAAGGTTGCTGCCGAAACGCAGGCTAAAGCCGGTGAACGTTTCATTGGCGTGTATACCGTGAGTGTTGCTGAGGGTAATGGCAAGACCATTACAATCGACGCGGCGCACTTCCCTGGCACCTATCGTGTTGTTGGCGACACTTATAGCCGTAGCGAAGCGAGTGGCGAAGATGAGTTCTTCCAGTTCGTAATCTACAAGGCTAAGGTTTCTGCTGAGAACACCATTACTCTTCAGGCTGATGGCGATCCTTCTACCTTCAATCTCAACCTCACTGTTCTTCGTAATAGCGATGGTAAGATGATGGACCTTATTCAGTACAAGGTGTAATTTATATAGCATATTAGAGAGGGAGAAATCCCTCTCTTTTTTATTGATTTGATTGCGCGGGCTCAACAAAAATGTAGGAACTATATGTATAAAAATCCACTTATATATGAGAAAGGAGGCTTTAGCACATGAGTGAACAATTATTTGGTGCCAAAGAACTCTATGACGTAGTTTTACGGACAACCTTTGAAACTACTATAAATGGGAAGCATTATGATGAAGGAGAAGTCGTAGTTAGATTTGGACGACTTCAAATCGCGCAATTGAATGGACGTTATTCATATGTTGCCGCGAAAGGCGGTTATGATAATAGAGAATTAGTTACTTGGGAAAATATGAATAGTGTGTCGCTTACTTTTTCTCAAGGAGTTTTTTCTAAAACCTAGTTGGCTTTTCTTATGAATAGTAGTATTAACCAGTAGGCTATGCCAGAAAAGAAATTGGTTCCTAAAACAGAAACTCTAGAAGCAGATGATGAAGGGGCTGTAAATCTTCATTTTATACCTCAAAAATTATTTGTGTATTAGAAAGATGGCTCTCGCGTAAAGGATTTTGTTCTTGAAGGGCAAAAAATAAAGGGTTTAACTACATATGAAGAATATGTATGTGACTATTATTATGAATATCAAGAAGATATAGTTTATCTCCAAAGTGGGCTTGGAATAACTAATGGTTATTTGCGCTTGGAGGGTAAAACGAGATTAAAGGATGATAATACTGGACATATTGTAACGGGATTGATTACAATACCGAGACTAAAGTTGAAAACTGGTATATCAGCAAGATTGGGAGCTAATGCGGAACCTATTATTGGAACTTTCCAAGGTGAGGGCTACCCAGTTGGGACAAGGGGAAATAAGACGGTGTGTAGTCTTACTATATTGTCTGATGATATAGATAGTGATTTTTGACGGTATTGGCTAATGACAATACCGTCATTTTTATTGGGTGGTGAATTATGGCACAGAATACGTTAGAGATTGTTGCGAAAGTAAAAGCTGATGTAAGTGAAGCTTAGAAATAGTTTTAGAAACTTTTTGCACAATTTTAGAATTTTAAATTAGATAAAAATACCACTTCGGATATAGTAAAGAGCTTTACAGATTTAGATAAAGCCTTTAACAAACTATAGCTTGCTGGCGAAAATATTATTAACGGAAAAGCTACTGTTGAATAGTTAAAAAACATTGGGCGAGCAAGTCAAGATGTTGATAAGGCAATAGCTAATTTAAATCATAATTTA